ATTATGCTAAACCTCAAATGCAAAGAAAGAAGTTTAGAAATTATTTGAATTTTATAAACCTTAGAAAAAATCAAGGTGACGATGTCAATGTGATTTTCAAAATGTCTAATAGTAAAAATCAATTTTCTCCTAGATAATGTATAATAAAAAAGTTCTTATTGATTCACTCAAAAATCTTGGTAGTGCTAAAGCACCTGTTAAAAGACGAGATATATTGGTAGATCCAAGTGGAAACCCTTTGATGAGTAACGGTGGTTTAAATGAAAAACCTAACAAAAAAGTTAGTATACAAAAATCTAACATACAAGGTAAAGGTTTGTTTGCTGATGAACCAATCAGAGCTGGTGAGATAATTGGTCTTTCACATATTAAATCATCTTTCCAAAAGAATGGTGAAACATATTTGAAAAGTAAAGAGACTCCTGTTGTAGGAGCACATTACAATCATTCTGATGATGCATTCAATGCTGGTTCTATAATTCAAGGTAACAAAAGATATTTAAGAGCCCTTAAGAACATTCAACCGGGAGAAGAAATAGCAGGTAACTATTACGAAGATAACGACCCCACTTTAGAAACTCCAGATGATTTTAAAAAAGGTGGTTCTTTACCAAAGATGCCTAGAAAGAAAAACTCTAAAGGATACTCAAGAAGTCTAGAGGCTACAAATAAGTTCTTTACACAAAATTCATTCTTTGCTAAACCTAAGTCTAGAAAGAATAAAGTGTATGATCCTAATGCTAAGTACTATAGAAAAGGAGGAGCTACAACTCCAGAAGAATGGGGTCAAGAAATTAGAGACATAGAAAGTCAAATAGGAAATCCAGATAGCTGGACATTAGAAGATTATTATTTGTTACAGGATAAACTTAATGATTATAGAAATTGGAGAGAAACTACTGCTGAAGGTCAAGCAGTAAATGATTCACATAATGAAGAAGGAGAATATGATATTCCTCTTCCTGAGCATTTACAAGACTATACAAATGCAGTTATGAAATCCAAACTTGCATATGCAAATGAATTTGGTAATCCCGCTGCACAAAGAATGATTGTTGTACCAGACCAACCATATGATTTTGGTGATGGTAATTATGGAACACATTATATGGCCAGTATGGATAACTATGCTGTTCCACAAATACAAGAGGAAAATGGTCAATTAAATTTTGGAGATTATGATCATTCTTCTAAAGAAGCAATGCAGTTTGATAATCCAAATGATGCAAGATACTTTGCAGAACATTATAAAGATGTGTCACCAGCATTTATAGAAGCAGAACTTACTCCTAAAGAAATACAAGAGTATGCTAAGGGTGGTTTTATTATAGAAGACATTTCTGTACCTGAGTTAACTAAAGCTAACTTAGGTAAAGTAGTTAAAACTGTAACTAAAGCACCACCTGTTAGAAGATATACTGGTACTATAATAGGACCTGCTGGTGTAAGCAGTACTGTATTTCCTCGTGGAACTACTACTATATTACCTAAAATAAATCCTACTCAAATAGATTTAAAAAATATACCCGCTGATCTTAAAGCACTTCAAATAAATTACCCTTTAAGTATAAGCGGTGATACTGGTTATCTTTCTGTTCATCCTAATAATAAAGTAGAGGATAATGTTTTTCATTTTAGTACTAAAATGACTAGTCCTTTAGAAGCAGGAAAAGCATTTAAAATAGCTAATGATGCATTTCCACAACCGTTTCCTTCTATATTAGAACCACATAGTTTAAGTTTAGATTCATATAATCTATTACTAAACATGGCAAATAAAAAAGATTGGGATATGAATTTTGAAAATTATATTCCTTTAAATTTTGCGGCAACACATAGTAAACTATTTGAAGGTTTAGATAATGTACCAAAAGGGTTACGTTCATTAAGACAATGGGATCCAAAGGCTGCTGATGAGATGATTGGTAGATTGAATGCAGATTTACAAGGTAGGGGTTTAACAGAAAAAGCTTATTTACAACTTATTCCAGGAAGCAATACAGGTGAAATAAGAATTCCAAATTATAAACTTACTAGAAAATATAACTTAGGTGGTGTTGCTAAAGTAGTTCCTCCTAAATTAGGTCTGGTAGTTAGTTCTAATTTGATAAAATCACTTAGAGGTTTAGGTGCTGTAAGTAAAAATTTACCTGCTTTAAATTATGTAGCAGATAATTATTTAAAAGGTTTATCTAGTCAGATTAATCTTCCAGCTGCTATTCCAGGTGCTCAGTTTGAATTGCCAAAGTTAGACTTACAGCAAACAAAAAAATTATTGGAAAAAGTTCCTATGCTAGAGAGTGATTTTTTAACTCAGTATAGTGGTTACAATCCAATTATGTATGATGGTGATCAACCAATAATAACAGGTGGTTTAACTGGACATAAAACATCATTTGAAAATTTTGATAGATCTTTTAGAGGTAGTGGTTTAGGTAATCAAGAAGGTGGTGCATATTTTACACAACATCCTGACTTTGCTGCAAGTGCAGCTAGAAGTAGTAGTTTAGGTGGTTATGGTTTAATACCTCAATCTAAAACATTTACACCTTATGTTTCAGAAGCTTTATTTAAAAATCCTCAAAACTTTTTAAATTATAATGCACCAATGACTAATGACTTTATAAAAAAAGTAGGCTTGATAAATGGTGTAGATCCAAGAAATTTTCAAAATGGATATGAGTATGAACAGGCTTTAAGAACAAGTTTTAATCCAACTGGTAATGAAGATTTAATTAGAACAAGTCAAGCTCAAGCTGCAGATGCATTAAGAGATAAAGGTTTTACTGGTGCTTTTGATCCAAGAGAAATAACAGTTTTTGATGAGAGTGATGTAAAGAAAATAAAACAACAGGAGTTATATAAAGATCTTGATGATGCTTTGATAATGTCTTACTTAAATGCTGCTTCAAAAAATCAAGAACAACAAAGTGACGTTGAAAAAAAATTAGTAAAATCATTTGAAGAGTATTTAACAACTGGTAATAAACAGAAATTAATAGATGCTGAAAGAAAATATGGAGGTGCTTTAAACCAAAAAAGAAATGGTGGCCCAGCTCCTGTTCAAATGGATACACCTATTGAAGAAAATGATCCTTCAAGTAATTTAATAGATGCAAACTCTTACTTTAGTAACTGGTATGGGAATAGACAATTACCTTTTGATGAAATAGGTAATAAGACATATGAACGTACATTAAAACAATTCTTACCAGTTTATAATCCGCAATCTCCACTATTGGATGAATTAAATCAATCTGTGCCTTATGAGTATGCTAGTATAATTAATGATGATCCAAATGTAATGGGAGAGTTAGTGTATGATGATGAGGGTGATGCTGAAAAAATATTACTAAATGAAAAGTTGAAAGCTGATCCAAAAGAATTAAATTCAACTATTGCACATGAAGAAAGAACAAGACTTTGGGATAAATTTGGTGATAAAATATTACCTGCTGAACAAATTATTATTCAACCTAACTTAAAATCATTTGAAGAAGGTTGGGGTGATCTTAAAGGTGCAGATAAAAAAGCAGCTAGGGATTATTATGATTATCTTACAGATCCTAGTCAAGACAACATACAGTCTTTAATATTTGAGGTAAGACAAAGTAAAGGTCTTCAACCAACACAAGTTATTACAGATGAGGATATTAAGTCTTGGAAATCTGAAGCAGAGAAAAATGGTGCATTGGATAAAAATAATCCTAATTATGATCCTGCATTATACAATCTTTTCAAAGTTGTAAAAGATGAGAAAGGATTAAAAGATCTATTTAACTATATTGCAAAAAATGATTCTCAAGAAGAAATGCAATATGCTCAACAAGGAGGTTCTATTGATTATGAACTTGGAGATGAAATAGATGAAGCTACTATGCAACAATTAAAGAAATTAGGTTATACGTTTGAAAAAATATAGTGATGGCAAAGTACAGAATAACTAGTATTCCACAGGAATTACCTCAAGCCAGATTTGGTAAAACAATTAAAAATAGTAGACTTAAAAAAAGTAAATTTAAATCTTCAAATAAATCACAAGATCCATATGATGGGGAAACACCAGCTTCTCCTATGGTAGAAGTACAAGGAGTACAGCAACCATCATATTGGAATGAATCATTGCCAGGTTATATGAGAGGTGAAGGATGTCCTCCAGGTATGTATGAGTTTAATGGACAATGTTTACCTGAATCAGAATATATTGCTGCTTCTAAAGCAGAAATGAATCAAATACAAAAAGACTTTGAAGCTAAACAATTAGCTAGAAATACAGCTTTAGCTAAAGACATAAATGATATACGTACTAAAGCAAATGAACAACAAAAAAGATGGTATAAAGAAGAGAGTGATAAATATCGTGAGACATTTGCTAAATCTAAAAAACAAGATAAAATTGAACCTTGGAAAAAAATTCCAGAATCTAATGTTTCACCGGAAGAAGAAGCTGAGTTAAAAAATAATTTTCTTGTTCATAAGAAAGATGGTTATATAGAATTGTTTCCTAAAAACATAGTTCAAGATAGAATTATTACAAATGGTTTTCAAGCAGAGCAATTTAAAAACTATTGGGGTTTAGATCCTAAACAAGTTAAAGAACAACTTGGAGATTTAATGGGAGCAGCTAAAGCTAACTATGAAGCTGAAGTAACTAAGAGTATACTTACAAAAGCCATTGAGCAAGGTAAACCTGTAGACCAAGTTATTAAAGGACTTTCTCCTAAAATAGGGACACAGTCAGGTTTAAAATCTACATTTGAAAAACCTACAAATAAAATAATAGATGATGCATATGCAAGTCTTGTTTCAAATATAGATTCTATACCCGGAACTGATAGAGCTAAGGTTGATCAGGATCGTAAAATATTTTTAGAATCTGATGACCCAATGACTGCATGGGAAAAGAGATATCATAGTGGTACAAATAACTTAGGAGATTTTATTAATTATCAATCTCAAAAAACTGAAAGAGGTGAGAAAGCTTATTCAGATTGGATGGATAAGTATGGAAAAGCAGGTCAGTATGATGGACTTACTTTTGCAAAAGATGATGCTATGGCTAATGTTAGACAGAACAATGCATTATTGAACCAAACTTTAAATCAAAAGAATGCACTAGCTGCTGCAAATACTGCTAAAGCTAAAGATTTTAATGATGCTTATTTAGCATACATGCAAAATTTTCAATCAGATGCTACTAAACAAGTTCTTAAACAAGCATTAGATAATGCAGGTTCTACACAAAAAAGTAAACTTGAAATATTAAAATCATTTCAAGAGGATCCTAGTCAAGCAATGCAAAAATTATTAGAACAAAAAACTGGTGATAAAAAAGAAACATATGCCGATATATTAAATAACAGTATAGAGGCTAGACTTTTATATGAAAAAAATCCTGACACAATAAAACAAGTTTCAGGAAATCAATTTAATATTGATGAAAATACTGGAGCTAAAGTAAAAGATTGTTTAAAACATCCTTTTGATTGTATGTACTATGCAATGAATGCGAGAGAAGGTATGTGGGATGGACCTAAAAATTTAACCTATTCTCAAAGAAAACAGATTGAAGATGAGACAGGAGAGGATTTAGGTACAATGCCTGTAAGTGTAATGAGTCCTTTTAACTTTCTTTTACAACCTTTTAATCCATTTAAGATTGGTTTCAATCTAAGAGAAGGTTATGATAAAGGAGAGTTTCTTCCTGCTGTAGGGAAAGAATTATGGGATGTTGGATCCACATATGGTGGTATCAAAGGATTAAATGCAATTACAAAAGGTGCTAAATGGTATAAGCCCAATTTGATAAAACCACTTATGTCTAATGTATTTAATAATCCAATTAGTCAACTTAGTTACTATGCAAATGCACCAGCTTTTGCTGAAAGTGCATATGATAACTTTGAGAAAGGAAACTATGGTACAGCTGCATTAGATGCTTTAGGTGCACTACCTGCTGTAGGAGTTGCTAAAAATGCTTTTAAGACACTTAATACTTTAAAAACTCCGGGAACTATGATAGCAAATCTTAGTCCGGAAAGTAGATATGCATTTACATATAATGCTGCAACACCTGGATCTGGAATATTTATGGGTAATCCAAGTACTGCTATTCCTGGTATAGGTCAACCAAAATTTCAATCTATCACAAAACCTATTAATACATTAAGTAAAGGTTTAGGTTTTGGTGAGTTTAATATTAATAAAGTTAATCCTGGATGGAGAGTACCTCAACAACCAATGAATACAAATTTGTTAGGTTATTCAGATGGTGGTTTAATTAAAGCTAGAACTGGTGCAATTGTTAAAGGATTACAATCTTTAGGTGCATCAGGTAAAACTGCAGCAAGAATGGCTAACATAGGTACTATAGGTACTGTAAATTCATTAGCTAAAAATATAGCACCTATAATGATAAATCCAGTAAGGATACCTTTGTTTGGTACAAGCATTGAAAAAATGGGTCCATTTACAGGAAGTCCTTTAAATGCTCTTCCTTTCTATGGAGAAAAAATGAATCCTATGGATGGTACAGCATTTAGAAAATTTGGTGATACATTAGATTATGTAAAAATGTCTGGAGAATTAAATCCTTCAGCTGGTCCATTATTAAGAATGGGTAAAAATCAAATTATGTCTGAAGGTAATTGGGCTGAACTTAATGAACCTAATGAACAATATTCAGGAGTATTTGGTGCTCAATTTAATAGAAATGTTCCTGGTTCTGATATAAGTTTTCAAAAAATGTCTAATAGAAATGGTGTTTTAGTTACAGATGCTCTTGGTAATAGAAAGCCTAGTATTCCTTTATCTGAACCAGGTCTTTCATTCCATAGAAGATTACCTTTTTCTAATAGATACATTCCTGTTAACATGGATAAACTTAGAAATGATGAGTTTGATTGGAGAACTCAAGGAGGAAATTTACAAAGTTTAATAGAACGATATGGTTATGGTGCTGCTTATGCTGCAGCTCTTGCTGGTATGGGTATGGCTGCACCTCAAGAATATCTTGATGAATATGTTACAGAGCCTGTTAAAAAAGTTTATAGTAAAGCTGAAGAGTTATTAACTAACCCGTGGGTAAAACCAAAAAATAAAAAAGGTGGTATGGTAGCCAAGTTATCTAAAAAAGAAATAGATCAGTATATTAAAGATGGTTATATCATTGAGGATGAGTAAACTTTTAAAGTGTATTGATTAAATTAAAATTTAGTATATTTATATATATAACATGTTATGAAGAAGCAAGTAAGGATTAGAAAAGCACTTCCAGGTGAAACTCCAGGGTACTATAACAAAACTGCTAAGTTTTTAGAAAAAGCAGCTATGGGTATGGAAGTAGGAACTCCAAGTATGGATCCGGCTAAACTAAATCAAATATATGATCAGGTTTATATATCATTAAAAAATGATGCTACACCTGATATGTTATTTAATCAACTTATTAATGAGTATGCATTAGATGAGAATACATCTATAATGCTTATTAAATCTGCTATGAGTAAACTTGCAGAAGAAGGTTATGTTGATCCAGAATTAGTTGAAGATAAAACTCAAACAGAAGAACCAGCTAATCCACAGCAACAAACAGATGAAGATAATGAAAGAGCAGCTTCAGATGCAGAGCAAGAAGAACTAGCAATTTCTGATGGTGGTTTATATGATGAGGAAGATGCACAAATGAATCAGAATTCTGCTTTAGAAATGACACAGGATGAAGAAGAACAAGCTTTTAAATATGGTGGTTACTTTGATGATGGTGGAGAGTATCCTGAATTTGAAGATATGAACCCTAACCAACAACCAAGTAGAGAACAAACTGTAATAAATCAGTATGGTACACCGGGGAAAACACCTGAAGGAAAACCTTTCTCTATGGAAGATTTAATTGCTATGACACCAGGTGCACAACAGATGCCAGCAACTCCAGATCTATCTTATTACTTAGGTGATTACAGAAGTGCATCTGATTCTTACCAACCTCAAGATTATTTACCAAGAGCACAATATGGATTAAATACACCTCCTGTTAAAAATGCACTTCAAAAATTAGCTGAGTATGTTCCAACTATTGGATATGCTAACAAAGCAAATCCTTTATCTAATTTATCTACAGTACGTAAAGCATTACCTGTATTTACAGGTATTGGTGATGCAATGACTAGGTTACCTTATGTAGGAGCAAAGTTTGCTCCAAAATTAGCTACTCCATTTACACAGAATAGAACTGAGCTTTGGAATGTTATTAATGGAGCTACTCCAAAAACAGGAGTGTTTAGTCAGAATGGGACATATGCTGGTGGAACTGATGGTAGCTTACAAGCTGATAGGTTAGTATTAGATCAAGCAGATGTTCAAGATTTAATAATGCAATTAGAAAGAACCAATAATGAACCTTTTACATTAGAAGACCTTTACGGTAACATGTCTCAACAAGAAGGTTTGATTAGTGGTATTTACCCTCCTCAAACAAAAGTTATTGGTGGTGAAGATGATGCTGGTAATAAATTTTTTGAGTTTAAACATACTTTTGGTCCTAACCAAAATTTACCTTTTGGTACAACACCTCCTAAAGCTAAAGAAGTTACATTTAAAAATAGATTTTATTACAATCAAGACCCTGAGACAGGTGGATTAAATGTATTTGATCCATTAGGTAATCCATTAACAATGGGTGTTCAAACAAAATCAAGAGTTACAAGACCAATTGGTTCTTCATTTACAGGTAGCATGAATGAGTTGTTATTAAAAGATTTTGGAACAACTCCTTTTCCTAATTACATGGATGATTTTAAAGGTGTAAACAAAGTTGATATAACAGGTCTACCACCATCTACATGGGATACTTTAAGTAACAGAGGAAAAATTGGTAGAGGTTTAGAAACATATGGAACAACTGGATTAAACCAATTATTCAGAACTGGTGCAAAAGGAATTGAAAATATTGATCAACCTGTATATGGTTATGCAAACATGGCTCTTGGACCAAACATTCAAGACCCTGCTGCTATACCTTATTCACAAACAGCATCTGATATTAAGAATGCTATTAACTATAAGTATAGATTAGGTTTAAAGACTACACTTATTGGTGGTGGTTTAGGTTATCTAGGTTATCAAACATATGATGCATTAGCACATCCGTGTCAATGTGAGGATCGTAATTTACCAAACTTCCAACCTAAAAATGCTCTTGGTAAATGTACATGTGGTACTGATGTAGGGCCAAGTAGAGTTTTAGACCCTACTCCTATTAGAGAAGATGGTACTATTGATCCGAATTCATTACGGACACCAGATAGTTTAAAATTCTTAAAAGGACAAACTCCTAGTGACTATAACTATTATAGATACCAAGATTCAAATGTTGTAAACCCAAATTTACAAAACCAAGTATTACCTGATGATTTTGCAAAAGGTGGTGTTTCTGAAAACAGATTTATTAAAAAAATGGTTTCAATGTATGCAGAAGGTGGTGATACTGAAGCATTAGGTAAAGGTAATAGAAAAGATACTTTGACAGATGATGTTGCTAACATGAAAAACTCTTTCATTAGTACATTAAAAACTAATTCTAATAAAGCTATATCAAAAGATATTTATAAGAATGCTCAGGGTAATCCAAAGATTCTAAACATGTTAACGCAAGATGGTTATAAAGAAAATCTTGCTGAAGAAGAACCAATGAATACAGATTTTACTGCAGCATTTGGTGGATTTGTAGATATGAATGCTGAAGAACCACTTGTTAAATTTATTTATGGTGGTGATGAGAGTGAATACTATGAACCATATGATTTAGAACAAGCTAGAGATGGTATTACTATTACTAACAAAGCTGGAGAGCTAAGAGGTATGCAAGATAAAATGAATTATCAAGAATGGGCAGATAATGAAATATTAAATAGAAAAAGTGAAAGAGAAGATTGGGAAGCTGCTAATCCAGATGGGGACTATGATGTTGATGTTAAATTAGATGATAGGACATATGATGATTATCAAAATTTTTATGATGAAGCATTGAAAGATTATACTAATATAGGTGGTGAAGAACAAGAAGAAGAAGGAAGTACTCAGAAGTGTCCAGCAGGATATACTTGGAATGGATCTGCTTGTGTATCAAATTCAAGTGCAAGCTTGCAATCAAAGAAAACTCAGTGTGGTCCTGGTACAGTTTGGAATGACAAATACAACATGTGTATTCCAATAGCTAAAATGAACTATAAGTATACACAGGTTAGAAATCCAGGTGGTTATGGTCGTAACTTAGTTCCGTGGAATCCAGTGTTTGGTGCTGCAGGATCATGGGTTAAACAAAAAGGTTCTCCATATTATTTAAATGATGGTAGATCTTATAATGGTCTTATACCAGACAAACCTGTTGCAAGTTACACTACTAAGAAAGGTTTATTAGGTGGTAGAAAAAAATGGATTGACATCTATCAAGTAGATGGTGATGGTACTGGAGTTCCTATGGGTGATTTACAAAACCTTGAGGGTATGTTAGATAACCGTAGAGGTTCTGGAAACAAGTCTAATCTTGGTCGTCTTGATAAAAAAATGGTAAAAGATGCACTTCAAGATGGTTGGTCAATGGTTAATTACAAAAACAATGACAAGCCTGAAAAGACAAGTAGAAGAGATCGTTTAGAAGATCAAGCAAAAGAAAGATTCCAATTTAGTGATGAAGAGTGGGATGAGCAAACTAGAAGAGGTCAAAGAAATCTAAGACAAGCTGAGAGATATGAACAAGGACGTGGTGCTAGATACAATACTGATCAAGTTTATTATGGTGCTAGAGATGCAGTTGATAATGTAAAGAATGCATATGGTACTCTTAAAACATTAGTTGATAGAATAAAAAATCCTTCTTTTAAAAGAATGGGTGGTGCATTTGAAGTAGGTACTGGTTTTGGTATGGGAGCTGGTCAAAATCAAGCAGGATATAATCCTTATTCTCAACAATCTCAATTTGAAAATGATCTGTTTGGTGCACAAGCTCCTAACAAAATGCCACAACAACAAAACCCATTCAACTTTATAACTCAGACTGGGACAGGTTCTTATGCTGAAACTGCAAATACTGGTCATACATTAGGTAACCAAGGTCAAGAAATTATACCTCAAGAGCCAGCACCTCAACCTAATCCAAATCAGTATGTTGGTGTAGAAAGACAACGTAAAACAGCTAGAAACTTTGATGGTGAAGCAGGAGTTAATGCATTTAATTCAATGGCTAATGCAGGTCTAGGTTTTATGGAAAGAATGCAAAACAATCCAATTGAAAACAATATGTTGTTAGACAAGTTTGATCCAATGGCTAATGTAATGGCATCTAATCAAACTGATAAGGGAGATTGGGGAGATATAGGTAGTAAAACTGGTATGTTTAGATACGATGAAATGGGATCAGACAGAAACAGTAGAGCAACCTTTGGTAATTATGCAAACAGTAATGCTGCTCAATATGGTGGTTACATGCAAGATGGTGGTTACATGGATGATGAAGAAGTATATATGACTCCAGAAGAATTAGAACAATTCTTAGCAGCAGGAGGACAAGTTGAATATTTATAAAGAACCCGATGATAAAAGTTAGAATTAAAAAATTACCTCAAGCAAAAACAGGATATCAAGTCCAAGGTGCTTTAGTAAATGATGTTCCAGCAATGGGTGGAGCAGACTATAATGCTTATATAGGGAAGCCTAAACTTATAGCTAGTAAGTATATTACTGCCGTACCAAGAGATGAAGCTAACTTAGAAGCAGAGGGTGGAGAAACTGTATATGGAGACATCAATGGTGATGGAATGCCAGAACAACAAATCATTAAAGGTCCAAGACACCATAATGGTGGAGTACCATTAAATTTACCTGAGGATACTTTTATTTTTAGTGATACTAGAGGTATGAGAATAAAAGATCCAGCTGTACTTGCTATGTTTGGTAAAGGTGGTATAAACAAATCATACACTCCTGCAGAACTTGCAAAACAATATGACTTACAGAAGTATAGAAAAATCTTAGAAGATCCTGATACTGATGCTATAGAAAGAAAATCAGCTGAGTTGATGATGAAGAAGTATGTCATTAAGTTAGGTTGTTTAGCATTAGCTCAAGAATCAATGAAAGGTTTTCCTCAAGGAATTCCTGCTGTAGCTAAACCTTGTATGGAAGCAAGAGGTCTTACAGAAGAACAAATTCTACCTGCTAAAGAAATCAGTGCATTAAATGATCAGTTGAAAAAACAAATGAAACAACAGGAGAATTCAGATCAGACAATGGAATCAGAGTATGATCAGAATCAAATGATGCAAGCTGAGGAAATGAACCAAGGTCAACCTGTTGCACAAGCTCAACAACCACAAATGTCTCAAGAAGAAATGATGATGTATGGTGGTGGTATGAGAAGATTAAGAAGAGCTGCAGAAGGTATGCAACAACCATCTCCTGAAGAAATGGCAATGATAGAACAACAAGGTGCACAAGGTGCACAAGGTGGTCAAGATCAGATGATGGAAATCATGCAAGAGGTTCAAGGTGCTTTACAAAGAGGTGCTGAACCTGCTGAAGTTGTTATGAGTTTATTACAGAATGGTCTTCCACCTGAAGCTGTAGTACAAGTATTTACTCAATTGGGTGTTTCTCAAGAAGAGGCTGTGGGTCTTATTCAATCAGTAATGTCCCAAGGTCAAGGTGGACAAGAACAAGCAATGGGTCAACAACCTCCTATGGAAGAAGAACAAATGGCACCACCAATGGCTGCCTATGGAATGTCTATGGGTGGTTATGATATGCCTTTCTATGATATGCCAGAAGCAGAGTATGGTATGTCAATGGGTGCAGGTATGTCTCAAAACTATCAAGGTAGACCAAAAAGAATTCCTGCATCAGGTCCAATAACACGTATGGTTAAAGCTAGAGATGGTATAGCAACTACACAAGGTGGACCTGTAATTATTGATGCAACTAATATGACTGAAGATCAACTTCAGAGAGCTATATGGAATGCAAAAGATAAAGATAAAAATGCTGAAATACAAGTAACACGTAAAGGAGAAGATGGAAAAGTTAAGACTCAAAAATTAAAAAGTTCTGGTTTTACAATTCCTAGTGGATCTGATATTAAAGCAGATGGCTTAGATGGTTTTCCAGATACACCTACAGGAAGAGTGGCAGCTTCTCAATACATGTTAATTAAAGATAATCTTAATAACCCAACCGTTAGAGCTGAGATTATAAAAAATACAAAACAAATTGTTGATGATCCAGCAGCATGGAAAGGTAAAACTTCTACATCTATAGATCCAAATAGAAAATGGTCTGTTAAATATGGAGATTTACCAACAGATGATGAAGTTATAAATGCAGCTTTAATGCATCAGAAAAGAAATTTAATGTTTGAAGCTAATGAAGTAGATCCGCAATTGTTTTCTGATATAGGTAATAGACTGGATACTCCTCAAGAAATTTTAGATGAAAAATATATAAATCCAAAAACAGGTAAACCTTATACATTATCTGAAGCTCAAGCTGAAACAAAACGTATGACTGATGCCGGTTATACCACTGTAGCAGCAATGTCAGATAAACTTAATGTACCATTAGAACCTAAAGGAAAAGATAGATTATTACAACAATCTACTATGCATGCTTATGCAAAAGCATATAAAGATTTTGAAAGTGGTTCTTATAATAATGATCCTGATGCAAAATATGCAATGGATAATTTTTTAGGTAATGTTAGTCTTGTACATTCAGGAGCAGCAGATGAAACATCTATGGGTGCATTATATGGTCCAATAGGTAATAAAATTTCTCCTCTTGATGATACATATGATTATAATGATAAAAATTGGTATGGTTCAAAAAGAGGTACTTATACTACATATGGTGATACAACAGCTGGTCATAAATATATGGTTGGTAAAAGAAATTTAGAATTTGAAGATCTACCAGAAGGTGGTCCATGTCAATGTGATGATCCAAATAAACCAAATTATAAACCAAAAGATGCTCAAAACAACTGTACATGTGAACCAGCAAAACCTAAAACATGTCCATGTCAAAAAGCTGATGGTACTGTATTAGAGATGACTGCTGATCAAAATGGTAATTGTCCTCCTTGTACAGATGATACAACTATTCCTGTACCGGGTGAACCTCCTGGAATGTGGTTACAAGATACTATTAAAACTACAGGTGCATTTGGAGATCTGATGGGTCTTAAGAAAAGAATGCCGGCAGCTCCTCCATTATCAATGGGTGTACCTAGACCTGTGTTTCAAGATCCTACAAAAGAACTTGGTACTAATGCTGAACAAGCAGCTATTCAGACAAATGCTTTAGCACAGTTTGCTGGTCCTCAAGGTTTAAGATCATCAGGTGTTCAAGGTGCTGCTGCTAAAAATGCTGCTGATATACTAGCTAAGTATAATAATGCCAATGTCAATATTGCTAATCAATTTGAATTAAAAGCAAATGATATTAGAAATCAAAGTAGTATGTTGAATCAAGCAACTAATCAAAGATTGTATGATCAAAATACAGTTGCTAATCAACAGTTTGACAATGCTAAATTAGCAATGAGAAATAATGTTAGAAACTATTATACACAGGGTATTACTAATAAATGGAAAACAGATGCATTAAACCAGATGTACCCTAACTATGCTGTTAATGCACCTTCTGGTGGACGTATGGATTTTAGACCTACTGATAAAACAGTTACTGGTCAAGGAAGTAATAATACTAGTAGTTGGCAAAAAGCATATGATGCATGTAAAGCAAACAATCCAGGTATGAGTGAAGCACTACTAAGAGACTGTGCTAGAACTGGAGGAAGTGGAGGTGGTACTAATACTGCACCGGATCCAAACATAATTAATAATGTTTATGGATCACAACAAACAACAAAAAAAGGTGGTTCAGTACGTGAAAACAGTGGTTATATTGACATTAGTTCATGGCTTCCATTTTTACTATAAACTTTATAGGTTTAGTAAACTTAAAAAATTTTAATAGATTTACACAAAGATAAATTATGGCAACGTATTTACAAGGGGTTACAGATTATATACCAGATTATCAGCCGTTTCAGCCTGACTTAAATTTCTATGGAAATGTCATGCAGACAAAACAAACTCAGTATGATACAAACTGGCAATCCTTAAATAATCTATATGGTCAACTCTATGGTGCTGACTTAACACATGATTTAAATATCAAGAAGAAAGATGAACTATTAAAACAAATAGACTTCAATCTAAAAAGAGTATCCGGACTTGACCTTTCTCTAGAGCAGAATGTAAATCAAGCTATGCAAGTATTCAAACCTTTCTATGAAGACAAGTACTTAATGAAAGATATGGCTTGGACTAAAAATTGGAAGAATACTTACAACTCAGCTAATGCATTGAAAACCTCACAAGATGATAAACAAAGAAAACAATGGTGGCCTCTTGGTATCCAAGGTTTAGAGTTAAGAAGACAAATGTTTAAGGATGCTGATTTAGAGGGTACTTTAAATATGACTAATGCACAGTATACTCCTTTTGTTAATGCATATCAAGAGTATATGGATCTTGCTAAGAAGTATAATGTTGGAGCTGTATCTCAAGTACCAGACCAATCAGGTTTATATTTAGTAAGAAAGAAAAATGGAGAGTTGATTTTACCTACTCTTCAAAATATGTTTTTAGCTGAATATACAAATAGACCGGATATTCAAGATATGTATAGAGAAAAAGCATTTGTAGAAAGAATGACTTATGCTAATCAAAATGCAGAAAAGTTTGGTGGTAATAAATTAGAAGCAGAGAAACAATACATTAAAGAAAAATATGATTGGTTAAAAAATTATGCTTCTGATAAAAATGTTAAAGCTCAAGATGATTTAAGTACTACTAAAAGTTTACAAGGTAATCTTGAAAAAGATGTAAACAATGGTAATGTTAATCCTCAACAATTATCATATGCTGATAGACTTAATCAAGCATTAAAAGTAAATACTGCTGTAGCAGATGATGCAAAAAAATTAAATGATCAAATTAATGACAAACAATCTACTGGTACAACTCAAGGTTATGATGAAGATATTTTAAGTGATATTGAGTTAGCTAGATTAAAAGTAGATGCTGGATTTGCTTCTGTTAATGCAGAGCAAGATATAATGAGAGCATCCAATGATTATGCAACAATTAATCAAGAGATTGAATACAAAGCTAATCCTGTAGGTCTAGAATTTTTAAGAGATAAACATGCTAGAGCAAGACAACAACAAGCACATCTTGATAGAGAGTCTGAAATAGACAGAGCAAATCAAGCAAAAATGTATCAAAAAGCTGTTGACTATAATGTTAAAAAAGGATACTGGGGCTTTACTAAAGATGGTCAATTAAATACCAATCCTCAAAGTCAAGGCTTTAACATCAATATGGTTACACCAGATGGAACTACAGCTGAAGAAATGTCTCTTGATGCAGCAAATAAATACATGAGAGATCAAATGATCAGTCAGAATGCTACTGAACCAGTGAATAACTTAATGAAGTTTATTAATAATGGTGTAACTAGTGATTCATTTACTGCTGCTCAGTTAGCTCAATTTGTATTGAAATTAAATCCAAGTGAACCAACTGCAAAAAGAATTCTAAAAGAAGGAAGTAAGAATTACAAACCAGATATTGTAAAAGTATGGAATCAAATTTGGAGTGGATATAAATCTGATCCTAATGGTTTTACAGCTAGAACAGTTAACTCTGGTCAAATTTATAACGTAAATAACTTGATGCAAAGTTGGACTGCTACACACTCTGGAAGTGGTTTAGCACAAGAGTATTTCAGAGATCAATCAATGATCAAACTAGATCAACTTGCTAGAACTGATGATGCATTGAATGTTGTTAGAAATAATAACTATGATAAAATCAGAACTAAATTTACACAGGATATAAATTATATTGTACAGAATGTAAAAAGTAAAGATCCAGAAACATATAGAAATATAAATGATGCTAAAATTCAACAAGCTGTAAACTTAATGATGTCTAAATATGCTTTAGATAGTCATGGTAATACAGATGAGTTTAAAGCTATGGCTCCTGAAGTAGATGCACAAATATCAGCTATTCTTGGTTTTAGTATTGGTAAATCTACAAATCAAAAAGCTGAATCAAAATGGTACAATTATGTTGTTCCATTAACAGCATTACCTAGAATGATTGGTGATGGTAGAGAAAATGTAAAAGACAAAGCTTCTTGGGTATCTGATGTATTTGATCAATCATTTGAAGAACTTGCAAAAGACATGAATCCTGAAACAGGTTTACAAATATATCCTATTAGTGGAACTCAAAGATCTGGTAATAAAGTGGCTTTAGCTGCAGAGACTGGTACTATGATAGTTGCTCCAGGTATTGCTTGGGATCCAGGAAATCAATCAGCCTCTCAAATGTTTAGTACTATTTTAAGTACAAACTGGAATCAAGATAAAAATAAATTTAGAATTTCCATTAATGGAAACAAATTACCTGGTTCAGATGAAGAATGGGATAATACTGGTGTTACACAAAATGAAGCAACAGCTATTGTAAGAGAACTTCAATCAAGATTAAATTCAGATCCTGAACTGAAACCTTTTATGGTTCATGCTACAACTATGTCAATGGAAAGCACAAAGTTAGGTTCTATGAAACTTACAGCTCCAAGAGATGTAATTGAAAAAGTAATTAAAGGTATGTCAGATGGTGGAGATGAAAAAGCTCTTAAAAATAAAATTGATGCTATTTACCAAAATGGTCTTACATTTATTGCACCAAAAAATATCTGGGATAGCAATCCATTATTTTCAAAACAGTTCCCAACTCCTACAGAAGTCCTCCTAAGACAGGGACCAATTAAATATACTGATCCTTCTGGTAATGGTAAATATACCATTGAGAAAACTCCAGGTGTTGGAGATTACTCAGGTGTTGGAGAGTTTTATGAGATGATGCCTGATGGATCTAAAAAAACACATTACAAATATTTTGGTGTAGATGTTAAAAGTGGTAGAGAAATTGAAGGAAAAGAACAAAGTATGAATTCAATTTTAAATCAAGCAGCTAGTATGAACTTTGATATGTTTAGAAGAATCCACCAAGCAGGGGATCAAAAAGCTATTCAAAATGCTCAACAAAATTTCAGTGGTATAACTAATAGTCCTTTTTGGCAATATAATAAATAATTGAAATGGCTGAAGAAACCTTAAATACTGTAGAGAATTTAAACAATCAACCATCTGCTTTTAATCAGTTGATGGCTGAAAGTGATTTCTTAAATCCAGCATCAGTAGATCAACCACTTGCTCCAAAAGTAAATTGGAAAGATAATTTTGCTAATCCTACAAACTACATTAAAGATAATACATCAGGTGTATCTCCTGATTATTATCCATCATCTGTTAAAGCATCTTCAGTAAATGGTGTTAGTCAAGGTGGTTTTGGAGCTATGCTTGACAAAGGTATGGCTGGTATAAACAGTGTTTCAGATGTAAGTAATTATGCTGAACCTTATGCTTTTGATGCATCTCCTAAAGGTACATTCAGAGCAAGGTATAAAGGTTATGGTCAAGAAACATTTAATAAGATTGGATTTCATCCACTTATTGATAATGAAGCTCTTTTCAATCAAAACACAACATTTGGAGATGACTTGACTAGATGGGCAACACATTCTGCATGGCCAATGTTGACTAAAGGTTTCATGGATCCTATTAAATCTTACCAAAGTATAGTACAAGGTAATGGTTTATTTGATGCAGATCCTGAAAGTGCAAGAGACTATGAATACTATAATGCTATTGGAGCATCCTCAAAAGGTGGTTTAGGTGGGTTTACAGTAAACTTATTTAACTCAGCAGCTTATTCCATGGGTATCCTAATGGAAGGTGCTGTAGAAGGAGCTTTGATAGGTAGTTTATTTAGTGGTGGAAATGCTGCTACAGGAGCTGTTGAAGGTGGTACTACATTCTTAAACAAATTAGGGAGCCTCCCTAAATCATTAGTAGAAGCAACTAAAGGAACAAAAGAACTATTAGCAAGTGTAAAGAACTATTCCAACTTAAGTAAAGCTAAAGAGTTGTTTGGATCTTCTGCTAAACATTTTGGTAATTTTATTAATCCTTTACAGAATACATTACAAGCATACAATCAGTTAAAGAATACAGACAACATAACTAACATAGCAAGAAGTGCAACAACGGCAGGTGCTTTGTGGCATGATATGATGAACTTAAACATGGCTCTTTCTGAAGGTAAACTTGAAGGAGGTTTTACAAGATATCAGACATATGATAGATTGTACAATAAATTTGTTCAAGATCATAATGGTCAAGGGCCAAGTTTAGAAGAACAAGAAAGTATGATGAGACAAGCATCTGAAGGTGCTTTTTTAAATACAGCTTCTAACTCTGCTCTTATATTTCTTTCTAATAAACTTGTGTTTCCTTCAATTACAAATGCTAGTTTCTTAAAAGGTGCACCAAAGTTTGCTTTTGGTAAAGTAGTTACTAATGTAGGGAAAGATTTTCAAATTCTTTTTCAACCAGGAAAAACTGCATTAGAAGGAGCTTTTGTTAAACAAAGAGTAAACTTAGCTAATGCAATAAAGTCTTTAGCTAAACCTGCTACATATGGTAAAGTTGGTTTAAATTATTTTAAAGCAAACGTAGTAGAAGGTGGTCAAGAGTTAGCTCAAGATGTTTTACAAGAAGCTACACAAAATTATTATGTAGATACTTATAATAATCCTGATGCAAGAAGTTTTAGATACGGTGCTGCTTTATTAGGAGACTCAGTTAAAAAACAATTTAGTTCTCAAGGTCTTGAGACATTTTTATCAGGGTTTTTAATGGGCTCTATCTTACAGGCTCCGGGTCATATTAAAAAATATGCAACGGTTGGTTACAATGATTATCTTAAAAAAGATGCTTCATATAAAGAGTACTTAGATAGCAGAGAAGAATTAGCTGATACAGTTGTAGATCAATTAAATACTATGTATAAAAATCCACAGTATTTCTTTGACAATAGAATCAACAACTATGTTAATCAATCTCTGTTAGGTAAAGTAATAGATGATCCAGAAAATCATACAACAAAAGAAATTAGAGATACTGAGTTTGCTGCATTTCAATCTGCAGTATTAGGTTCATTACAAAACGGAACCTTTAACTCTTTCTTAAAACATTACGAAGGTTATAAACAAGCTTCTCCAACTGATCTTGAAGAAGCATGGAGTTTAGCTCCAGGTCAAGGTGTTAAAGCACTAGAAAGATTTGATCAGTCATTGGAAAATGCTAAGAAAATTGCTACTAGATGGGATAATGCTAAGTCCAAAATGAAATTTATGGCCAACTTAGATGACTATGAAAAGGATACTGAGCAATATAGAATGGCTGAGATTTATAATAAAGCATATAATCAAGCTTTGTATAACTATGTTTTCTTACATGAGTCATTTGATAACAATGTTAAAAGAGAAAAGAAATTATATGAAACCCTAGCTTCTTTATCTGCTATAAAAGAATCTAATTTTACTGACTTTACAACATTAACTGAGCCTAACAAATTACAACGAGAGGTTGAGATGTTGAAAACTGAAATAGAAAACTTAGAAGGTTTTAATACTTCAGAATCAATTGCAGAAGCTTCTAGAAAAAGAGAACTTCTTGAGTTATATTCCAACTTCCAAGAGAGACAAGAAAGTCTTGTAGACTTATTTGTCAATAAAACTTTACTTGAAAATATTAAAAATGAGATATTAAGAGAGAATCCAGACATGTCTGATACTGATGCTTCTTTAGCAAGCATAGATCAAATTGTTAAACAATACGACAATGGAGAAAGCAATGAGTTTTTAGACTACAAAGAAGCATTTTCTGATTTGTTAAATGGTCTAGCTGGTAGTAATGAAAAAAGAATGCAATTAGAACAAGAGTTGCAGAACATTGGTGGTATTGATGATTTATTTGATAGTTTACTTGATACACATATATTAAAAAATGAGTCAGCAAGACTTGCTGAACATGTAAATTTACTGTCTAATCCAAGAGACTTCTATGAACACATTATGAGAAACTTCAAATTCATGAAGGATCTATATAATAACAGAGAAGAAATTGTTAGAGATATTGTAAATCAAGAGATATCAGCTATTGAAAAAAATACTTTATTAAATACGTTAGCTGATCAAGGAATATTTGTTGATCTAGAAGAATTTTCTAAGTGGTCACAAGATCCAAGATATTTACCGGAATACTTCATTGATGTTACAAATAACAGAATGATTAACAAAGGTTCTATCTTGTATGAAGATTACATTGGAATATTTATAAAAGCTGCAGAACTTGCAGAAAAGAAACCTGCTGGTGATCCTCTTACACAAAAACAAGTACTTGATAAAAGAATTCAAACTCTTGAAAATGAAAGAGGTGAGTTATTAAATGCTGAACGTTCTAAATACGATAATAAGTTTAAAGAAAAATACGGTTTAACTGAAGAAGAATACTTACAACAAGAATCAGAACGTATTGCTAGTGAGGAACTTACAGAGGAAGAACGTAAAGCACTTGAGCAAGAAAAAGAATTAGTTACAAAAGCTATTGATAAATTAGCTTCTGATAATTATGTAGATGTTCAAGCAGCTGCTGAAGTTCTTGCTACAGAAGTTTTAGAAAAACAAGGTCTTAATGCTCAAGAATTTTTTAGTCAGCAAGAAGAAATACAAAAGAATGATAAAGATAAAAATAGAAATATTTTTAACTTGTCTCAAAAGTATGATACTTCTGATATAGATGATCAACAAGAAGCATTTAATACAAGAATAGATGCTGCTCTTAAATCTACTATCTATGGTGAATATGCTGCAGGAAGACTTGCAGAAATTGAAACTGAGTTAAGTAAAAAACCGGCAGCTCCAACTATTGATGTAGAAAAAACAAAAGAGTTTTTAGCTTATCAAGAAGCTATAGATGCTATTAATGACAGATATGATGAACTTATTGCTGAAGTAAAAAATGATTTTAAAAAGAAAGGTATAGATGAGAATACTCCTGATAACTATACAACTAAAACTCAATTTGAAGATTTTGATGTAGAGTTTCAAGATGAGATAACTACCTTATTTGATGAGTATTTGGTTAATGTTTTAATGGAACCATTAGACATTAAGACAAACAACCCTATTGAATATGATAGACTTAGAAGTAACTGGTTGGAAACACAAGCTGCTTTGATTGATTCTTTTAATGAGCAATCAAAACAGAATGCATTGGTTAAAGCTCAGAGATTAGCTCAACCACCTGTTCTTAAATTTATTTCTACAAAGATAAATGCTCAAACAACTACGTACACTATATCTAGCATCATCAAAAGATTCCAAAAGTTTTTAGAAGATGGTCAGTATCCAAATGTAAAAAAGAAAGGTGAGTTTATACAGTTGACTCCAGAAGACATTTCTAATATAAAAGATGATATAGAAGGTTTAACAGGATATCTTAATGCAAGAGTAACTGCTGCAGAGCCCAGAAACATTGCAGAACAGACTATTAATATCATACAAGAGTATGTTATTAACAAACAAGAGGAACTTGTTGATGTAGTAGATGAAGATGGTAATGTAATTGGTAGAACTTTTGCTGATAGAGGTCCTAATGATCCTATGCCAGCTCGTTCTACTCAAGTTGCTGAAGAAGTTGAAACAAACTTGTTAGGTAAAGATCCATTTATATACAACCCATTAAAACCAGGAGTTGATGCAGACGGTAATGTTACTGCTGCTCCTCTTGAAAATTTATTTAATCAGTTCTTTAATGATCCAGATATAGTACCTGAAGACAGAGTACGTTTGTTCATGGAAGCTTTTAAAAGAAAAGTTTACCAATCACAAGGTGGATGGAAAGTATTTAGATCTGAGAATAAATTAAAAACTATTGAGGATGCCTTAGGTACTAAACCTACATATGAAAATTTAAAAAATGTTGTTTCAAGAACAGCATTCAGAGAATTTGCAGATGCTGGTGACGTGGTGGATAACTTAATCAGAGTATTCCTTACTCCTAATGCAGGAACTAAATCAAACTTTTCAGAATTTGATTATGATTCTACAGTAGAGATAAAAGGTAAAATGGTTAAGATCTCAGATGTAATGGCCAGAAAAGTTTTTGATAAACTTTTTGCACCGGTTACTTCTAGCAGCCCAGGTGGTATAGTTACTAAATTTAGACTAGGTATAGTTGATGGTACATATACTATTTTATCAGAGAACGTAAAACTATTTGATAGAAATTTACGAGACGGAAATGGTGTAACAGGAGAGCTTGACTTACTTTTAGTAAGAGAAGATGGATCCGTTGCTATTGTGGATATTAAAACTGCAGGTAAAGACAAGTGGGCAGCATTTGGAACAGGTAAACTTAAAGATAAGTCTACATATTTCCGTGCTCAACAGTCTATATATGGATACATGTTCCATAACAATACAGCTATTACACCTGACTTGAAGTTAATGCCGTTTGAAATTGATGTAACTATTGATGGTTATATCAATGATATTGAGCTTGCTTCTATTGTAGAGGATGGAAAAGACACAATTGATTTAGAATACTTACCGGAAATTGAAAACTACGGTATTACTAAAACAACGCCTGAAATTAAAGCACCTATTAAAAAAGAGGCAGCTAAAGAAAGTACTACAAATCCAGGTATACAAGAATCTGATCCAGCTAAAAACAAACTTATTGATAATATCAATAAACCAATTGTTTTGAATGGTCGTATTGGTAAACTAGTAACAATGCCTGATGGGGCTTTTGGTATAGAGGTAACTGTAAATAATGATATCTCAACACTACAGCTTACATTAGATACTTTAGAAGCTAACTTGTCAGTAGAGAAAGAATATGGTACTGAAGAAACTCTTCAAGCATTAAAGAATGATATTAAAAGAATATCTGATGCAATAAATTCAGCAGAAGGGTTTACTGAAGTATATCCATTACAAAAAGATAGCAGAAATGTATACAATGGTGAGCTGACTTTAAGTGATGCTGGTGCAAGTTTAGTAATAGAAACACAAAACGTTGGTCAAGTATCAACTGTAAATGGTCAAGTAATTAATGCAGCCTTCTCAAACAATGATGATACTGTTGCAACCATTAACGGTGTAAGATATGATGTATTGAGAGATTCAACTGGAACTATAACTGTGTTAAGTTATATGTCTAATGATGAAACAATCAGTAAGATTGATAAACAAATTGGTGTACTGTCTCAAAGAATAGGAGACCTCCGTAACATTGTCTCTACAGAAGATGTAGATTCTGATAAAAGAGATGCTTTAATTACTAAAATAGCAAAACTACAAGATCAAATTAAACAACTAGGTAATAAGAGAGTTTCTCTTGCAGAATCAAACAAAAAAATGTTTGTCTATGGAGAGAATGCAGATACTTTTATTTTTGCTCTTAACAGATTACCTAATAGTTTCCAAAGAGCTACTAGAAATGCTACAAAAGCAAATGAAACACAAGACTTAAAAGCAATAGATAACTTATCTTTATCACGTAGCATTGGTACAGCAATTACAGAAATAATGAGTGCTGAGTACCCTGAAGTATTAGATACTTTGATAGAGAGTGGTGTTCAAGCTTTAAAGAAATCAGATCTCAACACTATTACAAAATGGGCTCAAAACACTATTAAAAAATTAGAGTCATTAGGTTACAGTGTAATCAACCGTGGAGACATAGTAGATGATATTACTAATCAAATTAATGCATTGAATGATTTACTTAATGACATGCAATTAATTAATTTAACTAAGAATGGAAGAATCAGCAAAAAACAAGAAGCAGCAGACCAAGTCTTCGGGCCAGGATCAACAGAAGTACAGAAAGGGACTAGTGTACCTACGGATGAAAGGTCTAGCAGAAAACCAGCAGAAGGAGTTTCTAGACCAGCTACAAGAACGGAACTTGAAGACCTTGTCAAACAAGCAAGACAAGAAGGTTTAAGTGAAACTTTTGAAGAGCCAGTAGAGTTTGAAGAAGTGTTAGATTCTGTAGAAGAAATAAATAATGCTACGTTAGATACTATTGAAACTGTATATGAAAAAGCATTCTTGGATGCTGTGAAAAATGATCAGAATACAGCTGCAATAAGAGAAGCTTATGCTAATAGATTACAGGAATTAAAAACAATAGTTTCTATTCAAAACATTGCTGTGGATGAGTATCTTATAAGTAAAAATCCTATCTTTACAGACTTCGCTGGTGAAGAAGTAATCGTGGTGAAAAAAGGTAAAGATTCAGTTAAATTAAAAAATATTAAAACTGAAGAATCAAGAGATTTTACTGAAGCAGAACTTATAGAAAATTTTGAAAAAACAACTATGGAAGCAACACAACCTGAAGCAAATGTAGAAATAACTCCTGTAGATATCGAAGATTCTAATGAATCAAAAGATACTATCAAGGATATTCAAAATGATGCAGCAGCACTTGCTGAAGCAAAAGAAAAATCAAAAGCATCTGATAAAAAATCAAGATTAGATAAATTAGCTGAAAATTCAAAAACTTGTTAAAATGGCATGTAGTTTAAATAGAGAGCAGGTATTAGATTTATATGAAGTACTTTATGGTGAAGTAACTGATAGATTAGGTAATTCTGAATTACCTGCAATTGACTTGAATAAAATTGTTCAAGACACATACAATGTTGTAAAAGAAGCTACAGGAGATCAAGTTAAAGCTATGTTATATGCACAAGCTATTCCTGATGTATTCCATTTAGTTACTCAAGACAATGAAGCTAATGATTATCTAGTTGATAATGGTTTTGATTTTACTGCTCTTGCACAAATGAGAAAAAGATATGCTGATCTTACTGAGGTAGGAAAGGATATTGCAACTAAAAAAAAGAGCAAGCAGCAGATTGATTCTGAGATTAAAAATACAAACAAAGGTAAAAAAGACTTTGTTCCTGAAGTAGACGAGAAGGAGTTCTGGTCATTTAATGAAGATAATGGTGCTAAAGTAACAACTCCTTGGGCTACCTCTATCCAAATGGCATTTGCAGGAAATCCAGAAACACTATCTGAGGCTGACAGAAATAATATAGATCCTGAAAAGAAACTATTTTCTGAAGTAGTTAAAGCTATAGTAGAAATATCTAAACAAAGAGTAGGTACAGAAGAGATTGAATACAATGGAGTAATACTTGCATTGACTACTCAACTTACAAGAAACATTTCTCCTGAGTTATTGACTACTGATGATAGATTATTCCTAGAGAAGAATCCTAATGATAATGGTATAGCAGCTGTTATAACTGATGCAAAAGGAGATCTAGTTTATTTTAAAGAAGACGGTACAATTACAGACAATCCTCAAGAGGGTAGAATAGTTTACCAATATCTTAGAAAAGTAAACCTTGTAGATGGTAAGTTATTATTATCTAACAGAAGTAATCGTCATTATAATCTTGTTCAACCAGAAGTAATTGCTGGTAGACAGAAAGCTTTGATTGAAGAAGAGAGTAATGGTAAGGTTAAAGTAACCGAAGCTCAATTCAAACAACTTGTTAAAACTATCAAAGATCGTCAAGACAGAGAAATGAATGAGCTTTATCAATTAAGAAAATTAATTGAAGAGTCTAATGGTGAGTTACAAATCATTCTTCCAATTTTAGGAGGAACATTTGGTATTCCAAGAACAGCAATTAAGACTATGACTTTGGAAGAAGCTGGTCTTACTGAAGCAGATATCAAAAATTATACTGGTATCACAACTGGTAAAGATAGTGGTAAACAATATGTTATTATTCAGAAAACTAAAGCTGGAGGATTAAATGTTGACCAAGAAGTATTTTTACAAAGATCAGACATTGATCAGTCTTTGGCTGAACAACTTGCAACAGTATTAACTACTACAGCAAAGTTAAAAGGTAGAGAGTTGACACCGGATGAAAGAAAAGCATACTTTGAAATCTTTATCAATAATGCTTTGATGAAAGATCCTAAAACAGGATACAAAACAAATCTTCCATATAACAGAGATAGAATTAGAGCAAAGGTTCTTATTGTAAATAATGAGAAAACATTCTTTGTAGAGATCAATGGTAAAGAGATACCTCAAGATGTTCTTTATACTGAAGAAGGTAAAAAACTTATTATAGATCATTTATTAAATGCTAGACCAAAAGACAAAGTTAAAGATCAGTTTTGGCCAGCTAATGTGCAATACAATAATAAGTATAAGGGTAAAACTATTACTGATTATAATATTGAAGGAGATAAAATTACTGAAGTCTCTAAGAATTATTTTGAAGTAATTAAACCATTTATCAAAATTACATATACAGCTGAGACTAATGCATATGAGAATGGTATGAATGCTTATCTGACTTATGCAATACCTGAAGGTACTGTTGAGTTTGATGGAATCATTCCTGTTGGTAGACCAAAACCTACTCAATCAACACCTGTTGCTAAAACTAAGGTTGATAAAGAAGCACCAAAAGCTGCTCCTAAAAAACAGATCCGTACCAAGCCAGTAACTGCAAAAGAAACTCCTTCTAAAACAGAAGCTGAAGCTAAAGAAACAAACATTAAGAACAATCCATCAACTAGAGTATCTCTATTAGATGATATCATTAATGGTTCATCAAACAGTGCTTTATATAAAAAGAAAGGATTAGACAGAAGTAAACTGCGTGATAGATTCTTAGACAAAGTCTTTACTTCTAAATCTGACAGACAAAAAGCAGAGACATGGTGGAACAATTCACCTTTGAGTAAGTTCATTAGTCTTGAGAGAGTAACAGAAATTGTAAACTCAGATGCATTTGCTACCTGGTCTGGTTATGGTATTACTCTTTATGAAGCTGATGGTGGTACCATGGTTGATGTTTATCATGAAGCATGGCACGGTTTCTCTCAATTACTTTTAACTAAGGATGAGAAGATCAAACTTTATGAAGAAATACAATCGTTACCTAAATACAAAGGCAAAAGTTTCTTTGATATAGAGGAATCTTTGGCTGAAGAATTTAGATCATATGCTAAATCAAAAGGTAAGAAAGAAGTTAAAGGTCTTTTAGGTAGACTGTTTGACAAGATCTACCAGTTTATCCAAAAGCTATTTGGTAAAGTTAGTAAGAAACAAGCTGCTACAAGCTTGCAAGATGTTGAGTCTGTAAAAGAATTGTTTGACAAATTATACAGAGCTTCAGAGAATCCAAGTATTCTATCTAGCTTAAAACCTTCTATGGATAATGTAATGTTTGGGAAACTAAACAGAAGTAAGATCATCAATGATAACTTTACATTAGAAGAGTCTAAGAAAATTGCTGATGCAATGGACAGCATGATGTCTGTTATATTTCAAGCTCACAACAGAGACTTCAATACAACAGCTGCTGCATTAAAACTTCTTAAAGATCCAGAAAACAAAAAAGATCTTTACAGAGATATCTATGACAGATTTGAAAGATTAAGAATTGCTTATGTTACTGATCTAGAGGCTGATGATGAGTTATTAACTGATCCTAAATTCATTGAAGAATTAGAATTGTTAGATAAGATCACAGCTAATTTTGGTAATCTAACAGATAGTCTTGATGGTAAAGAAAAAAACAATGTTATAGCATATCATCTTGAGAAGTCTAGATTCCGTGTACTAAGAGATGAATATATAGAGATTGAAGATCCAAGCAATATTGAGAAGAGTAACTTGTTTAAGTTAAATGACGGTAACACTATTTCTTCAAAAGAACTTGCTAGTGAAGACACTATGATGTTATTAGCTAGTATCTTCAAAGTATCCAAAGAAAATGGAGAGATTGTAACTAGTAGAGAAGGTCTTTTTGGTCTTCCTGTATTACAGGACATTGACATTACTTGGAATAGACTTGCTAAAATCTTAGAAGGTTCATTTGATGAAATGGATATGTACTCAAGAATCTTTGAAAATTCTGAGAATTATCCTGAGCTTGAACAACTACAAACGTTACTACCTAATCCATTCTTTAATGAGAAGACTGCTCTAGGGGAGTATACTTCAATGGAGTTTGCATCAGAAACAAATTTCTGGCAAGACTTTAAGAAACCAAGAATCCCATATGTTCAGCTTAACTTAAACAAAGAAGAAGCTAGAACTGAGGAAGGTATAAATAAATCTTTTGAAGCCCGTGTTGCTAAAGCTAACTTTGATGTATACCAGGTAATTCAAGATTGGAAATCTAACTTTGTTACTGCAGATAGTACAATTAACCCATATGTATCAAAAGATAAGTATGGTAATAATATATTGAACACAGCTAAAATTGTAAAAGACTTTGGTACTGATGGTAGATTTAACTACCGTAAAGCTAATGAGTTCTTACAAGCTATTGGTGTTGTGTTAGATCAATCTAGTTCTGCAATCAAAGAGATGATTAACAACAGAACTACGCCATTCAGTACAACATTTGGTGTTGATAGAATGTATGAGGTTATCAAAAAAGTAAATAAAAGTGCATCTTCTGACGCATTCTTATTTAAGAAAGACCCACTTACATACTTACTTAATGGTCTTCCTGAATCACTTAGAGATAACCAAGCACAAAGTGATGAAGTAAGAGGTAGAATCAGAGCATTAGCAGGAATTCAAAATGCATTCTCTGATAGTTATTCAAACTTTAGTGTACAAACCCCTGAAGGAAACAGAGTATGGGAACACATGGTTGATAATACTATCACAAGAATTATTGCAGCTATTAATTATGCTGACAATTGGCAACAACTTACAACAGCTGAAGCTGATCCAAATGGTAGATTTAAACATATGAGATGGTTGAATGAATCAAATAATACATTCAGTCCTTTCTCAAAACTTTTAACTTCAATATTTGATCTTGATCCTATGTCTCAAACATATGGTCAAAAAATTTCAGATACAAAAATTGTATTGCAAAATGTTGCTGGTACTCAGATGGTAAGTCGTAGAAATGAAGGAGGTACTTCTACAGCATCAATGGATGCTACTAGTAAATACCTACAAGAGTTTCACACGATGTTATTGAGTGGTGTTGAGGAATTCATGAGACATGCTTCTAAAAACACTGCAATGGGTATGACTCTTGATGGTGATATCAAGACTTATAATGGTAAAAAAGCTTCTAAACTTTATGTAGATATGGAGTCTTTCTTACCTTATGCTGATGGTACACTAAAATCATATGATATCATTGAAGGATATCTTGTTGGTGAGGGTAATAGAATCTTTAGATTCCAACAGGATAAAGATAAGTTCAAGAATTATGCTGGCTATAATAGAAAAGTAAAAAGAAAAGATGGTCAAAAAACTGCAGTTATGGCTGGACAAGCCTTTACTGCATTTGATGATGTCCTTAGAGCAACCACACAAAAAAGTTTGTATGCTATAATTGATAAAGCTTCAGACAATAGTCTTTCTGATTTTGATTTAATGACTGAGTTAGATAATAACCCGGAGTTAAGAGATCAAATTAGAAAAGATGTTGAAGATTATTTTGATATTGATACTGCTGCTAACTATGGTAGACTTCAAAAAGCTAAGTATGTAGACAAAGGTCTTATTGAAAGAATCAGAGTTACTAATGAAGATCTTACTGAAAAAGACATAGAAACTGCATTAGTAAAAGCTTACACATATAACTCTTTCATCCATAAGATGGAGACTGTTATCATTGCATATGGAGATTTAGTACAATATAATCATGCTAAAGAAGAATTCCACAAACGTAATGCAGGTCTAGCATCTGGTGGTAAAGGATTTAGAGCAGACAAAAGAGCACAAATCTATGTTAGTTCTTTGAAAAACTACTATGCTGATAGAAGAGGTTATGAAGTTAGAAACTATGATGGTACTTTACAAACAGCTATTATAAAAGAAATGCAGTTCAATTCTGTTATGTACAAAGAGTACAGAGATGAGATTGAAGCAGCTGCATATGAAAGAACTAAAGACAAGAAGAAAGCAAAAGAAATTGCAGACAAAGCAGCATCTGAATACTTCTCAGCTGACAAAGCACAGATGAAGATTGCTGATGGTCAGGGTATTGTATCCTTTGAGACTTATAGAAGATTAAAACATCTAGAAGGTAACTGGGGTGATCAACAAGAATTACTATACAGAAAAGTTGCTATGGGTGAGAATATCACTGTAGAGGATGTAGTAGAGTTCTTCCCTCCATATAAATTACAGTACTTTGGTAATATAGAATCAACAGGTCTTCCTGTTAACTCTTTCCACAAGTTCTCTCTTGCTCCTATTATTCCTGGAGTAGGAAGAGAGGGTACTCCGTTATTTGACTTGCATGAGAAAATGATGAAAGACCAAATAGACTACGTTTTATTTGAGTCTGGTTCCAAAGTAGGTCATATTGGAAACGGAGATGTTGTTTTAAACCCTGATGGAACATTCAATAAAAACTCAGAATTTACAATTAACACTATTTATGCTGAGTATTTGAAGAACCAAACAGAGGTTAATGCAACTTACAAAGGTAAATCAATCTTCTCTACACAGTTGAGAAAGTTAATTCTTGAGGGTCTATATGAGCAAGGTGTAATCAAGTCTACAAAATATCAAGACATTACTAACACTAGAGTAAAAAAATATCTAGATCACGTTGAAGAGTATACTAACCTACTTAAGATAGAACTTCTTGAAGAGATGGGGTATGAAGAAACTACTCCTGGAGAATACAAAGCTAAAGATAAGTCAAGCATTGCTAAACTTGTAAACATGATCAGAACAAATCTTGAAAGAGAAGAAGTTTTGAGTGATGATCTTATTGAGTTTATTGATGTATTTGATAATAATGGAGACTTAGTCCATGATCTTTCTTTCCACCCGGAAGCTGCTAAAATAGAGAAGTTATTACTTTCTATGATTAATAAGAGAGTAATCAAACAAAAAGTTACAGGTGAGCCATTAATTCAAGTATCTGTTGGTTTGTATGCAAATCAATTTACAGAGCCTGATTTAAGAAAAGCAAGTAAAGATGAGATCAAAAAATGGGCCTCTACAACATACTTGTTACCTACTTATCATAAAAAATCTAATGGTTATACTGCTGCTGCTAAAGTTATGATAGCTATGCAGGGCTCATATTATAACCTATTCAATTTAGAATATGCTAATGAAGAAACTGTAGGTGTTTATCTTGAAGATGGTACACTTGATATGGATAAATCATTAGCTAGATTAAATGAAAAAATCAAAGATGACTCTTGGTTAGATGCTAATGATGGTGCAATCAGAAAAGCTATTACTATAGTGGGTGTACGTATTCCTGTACAAGGTCTTAACTCTATGGAGTTTGCTGAGGTATTTGAATTCCTTCCTCCACAAGCTGGTAATATAATTATTCCACCGGCAGAGATCGTTGCTAAGTCAGGGGGTGACTTTGATATTGATAAACTTACAATTTTCATGAATACAATTGATGAAAACGGTAATATAATCAAACGTAGTTATAAAGATAATGAAGCTATAAAAAATCTTAGAGGTGGTGATAATTTTACCAAAGCTGTTAAAGAACAAAAAGCTGCATTAGAAAATGAACTTATAGAAGATATCAGAAACATTCTTGAGCTTCCTGATAACTATGCATCTCTTATTATGCCAAATGGTACGTTTATTCTTAAAGACATTGCTGAAAAATTATCAGAGTATGTTTCGGAGTACAATCCTAAGAATAATAAAATGACTGACAATACTGGAGAAATTAGTCCTACAAGAGTATTAGAAGCAATGTATAACATATACAAACATGAATCTAATATTGTAGGTAAGAAAACTTTAGGTCTCGGTGCTATTGAAAATACTTTCAATGTTATTATGAATTCAATTGGTGCTTATATGCCGGATGAATATACTATCAAGAAAGAATTGAGAAAGAGCAACATGAGGTTGAGAAACAATAAAATGATTGTGGACGGTAAAGAAGTCATCTCTATGTCAAATTTATATGATGTTGATGGTGTCAATAAAGTAGCTGATGTTATTTCTCAGATGATGAATGGTTGGGTGGATGTTGAGAAAGATGCATGGATCTTCTTTATCCAAGGTAACTATGAGGTAGCTCCAACTTTACTTTATCTAGTTAAAGCTGGTGTACCTGTTCAAGAAGCAATCTATTTTGTATCTAACCCATTGGTGAGAGAGTATGTGGATGAACAACGTCTTGCTAAATCTACTTTTGCTGATGTACTTAACAAGAAACCAGATAGTCCAGGATTAGCAAAATACAAAGCTGCATCTGAAGTTATTAGAAAACATTTTGACAAAGCTGAGTTAGCTAAAAATTCTAGTAATGATGCTAGATATTTAAAAGGCCAAGAATTATTGGATGCTCATTTCAATGGTAGAAAAGAACAAACATTTACTGAAAAGGAGATGGAAAAACTTATCATGGATAATGATGCAGATAGTGATATTGCAAAAGCTATGTTCCTACATTACCTTGAATTAGAACAACAAATTTCTGGATATACAGCACTTAAAATGAGTTCTAATCCAGATACAGCTACTAAGTCTACTTTATCTGATGTAGAGCAAAGTGAAGCTAACATTGATGAATTACAGTATGATGAAAGAATTCCAAGAGAAATTTTGGATAGAATGATGAATGACTCTGTAATTAGTTCTTTCTTTAATGGACCTATGGCTTTAGCTGTAAGTAGACCTTTATTTAAATTAAGATACCACAAACAGATTAGTGATTACTTAATTGCAAGAAAGAATCAAATCAGAAATGATCTTGAAACTACTTTTCCAGGTAAGAATGTTGAAATGTTCAGCAATGTATTTAGAAATGATATTGTAAGTTTTATTCTTCAGAATGCTCTAAGAAAATATAAAGCTGAAGAAGGATTTATGTCTTTAAACATGGAGACTAAAATTCCTACTGCACTTGTAAAAGAACTTAAGAGAGGTGCATTTGTTAAAGGTGGTACTTTATATGTAGATGTTAAACAATTACAGAAAGAATTCAAAGCACAGGCTTGGGTAGAAGGATCAGATGTAGAGAATAGTTACGAGGATAGAGGTTTATACCCATTACATCCATCAACATTCATGAATAATGAAGAAACAAACTTCAATGAATATCAGAAATTTGTTTCAGAACGTGAGTACTTGAGATCAGTATACCCTCTTACAACAGACTTCTCTACTTCAGTAGAATTCCAAGAAGAACTAAAAACTACAAAAGAACTGTTCCCAGATTTATCAAGTGAAAAAGCTGCAAGATATACATATGAAAAACTATTAGCTGTCAAAGCTTTAGATAATTCATACAACTTCTTCCACTTATTCCAAGATAGTGATAATGCTTTTGCTGTAAGAATGTCTAAGTTGTTACAAAACAATCCAGAGCTTGCAAAAGACTATCCAGTATTGGGTAGATTAAAACTTGATTCAGATAAAACTGAGACTGCATTTAACATCTTGTTAGCTGAGAAGAGTTTTGATAATGATAAGGCCAATCTTTATAGTAATGATCTTAAAAGATTAGCAGATCCAACTGTACAAAAAGTTAGTGATCCACAAGAGAATGCTAGAATCAGTGATATGTTTAAATACTTAAACACATTTGCTTTCTTGCAAACAGGTCTAAACAAAACTAAATTAAGCTTTACAAATGTTGTTGACTACACAGATTTCTTAGCTGTTGTAGAAGATGAGGTTGGTGAGTTTATGGATGCTTTGAATAAAAAAGGATTTACAGTGTTGGATAACTTCTATGATCAGTTTATCAGACAGAACTCAGTTACTAATCTAAACAAAAATAGATTTAAAGACTACTTGTCTAATATGGATTATGCTAATCCTGAAAGAATTAGTCCTACAGTTGCACCTACACCACAAAGAGGTGAGCAAGTAGCTGAAGAAGATTCTACAAATCTAGATACTACAGCTGAAGTAAAAAGACTTGGTTTAAGATCTACAGATAAAGAAGGAGTATTTATGTATAATGATAGCAATGCTAAAAATATATACTATTACACTAACATAGGTAAAAATAATCCGGACGTAGTCTTTGTACACAACACAAGTGTCTATGAGATTAAACCTGAGCAAATTGCAAAAGGTACTAATCTAGGTGGTGCATCTAACTTTATGTCAGAAATACCTAGCATGTCTATTAATTTCCCAACTAATTTATTTGCAAGTGTTGTTAATGGTAAACAAGTTGAGCTTAGTCCTGACCAATACCAAACACTAAAAAATATTTGGGAAAAGAGAATTAATATAATCAAACAAATTCAAGATAAAGATGGTAAAATTGCATTTCCAGAGTATGGATTTGGTGATCCTAATACCATGCCTCAAGAATTATTTGTATATTTAAGTAAGAGGTTATTTGAAGAGTTTCAATATGTTAATCCAGGTTCTACTAAGTATGACCAAATGAGAGACTTAGTGAGTGCAAGTCAAGGAATTTCAGATGCTGAAATATTAACACAATTGGAATTAGAAGAAGATCCGTTTAAATGTTCATAATATGGTTTGTCAGGTACAATTAAATTCAATAAAGTTTTTACAAGATAAAGGAGCTACAAATGATGTGAGAAGAATCATCAATGAAGATCTTTTTGATAAGTTAAATGATCAGATAACAGCATTAGCTGAAACAAAGTATGGTCTAAAAACTGATGGTACTAAGTTATTTAGTACTAATATGTCTGAGCATGTAGATCCACAAAGATCTACATACTGGAGAGATGCAAAGTATAGAGTACTTAGAGCTGAACCTAATGTAAAACTTTTTGAGAGATTGCAGGACTTGTATAATGCAAGACCAGATGATGCAATGATGATGAAAGATATGCCAGCTTTAGATAATCCTAAAGTAGATCAATCTTTACAAGAGATTAATGGTGTATTATTTATGGATGTAAAACTTGATGAGTTACAAAACGAAAGATCAAGAGAAATTGCTGAAGTACTTGCACAAAGATTATCTAAAGGTATTGGTGCACAATTTGAAACTATTACACAAGACGAAGCAGCAAACATTTTAAAGAATAGAGCCGTTAAATACAATGGAGAACCCGCATTTTATTATGCTGGTACTGTTTATATAGTAGGTGATAATGTAAATGTAAGAACTGTACTTCACGAATTCTCTCACCCGGTTCTCCAAGGCCTGAGAAAGACAAACAACATCCTATTTCAGAAACTATATGATCAAGCATTAGCTACAGAAGAAGGTCAAGGTATTAAATACTATGTATTAAATAACTATCCTGAACTAGAAGAGAACTCTGATCTATTCAAAGAAGAAGTGCTAGCATACGCAATGCAGTTGAAAGCACTTAATAGAATAAACAATGAAATAGAAACAGAAGGTTTCCAAAGTTTCATGAACAAACTTATGGCTGCTATTAAACAGCTATTAAGAAAATTGTTTGGGAATAAAGTAAACGTTGCTAAACTAGATGTTGATACTACTCTAGAGGAGTTAGCTGATATGCTCTTGGATAAAGAGTTTGAGTTTAACACAGACAATATTACAGAAGAAGATCTGGTTATGTTCTCACGGAATGTTGTTGACCGAGCAAAAGAACTTAACAAGTTCTCTAATGCTGAGTCACAACTTAAAGTGGTCCGTGAAATATATGAAACTAATAGAAGAATTCTTACAGAAGCTGAGAACTTTAAAGGAGACAAAGCATCAAGAAAATTCTTAAAGGATTCATTATTTGAACAGGGAACAAACAGATATCTACGTGAGGTGGTTAGCACACTAAAAGACAATCTTAATGTAGACACTGAAAGTTTTACAGAAGATCAGATGATTCAAAATGCATTAGATGCTGCCAAAGGGGCCCTAGATGTAGATCTTCAAAGAGCAGTAGCATTGGTAAATACATTAGATAATATCAACAGCATGACCCAAAACATGTTACTTGATGTTTCAAGAATCAGCAATACCAATATAAACAATAGAAGTACTATTGCTTTGTTAATGTTATACAAACAAAATTCAAAAGCATGGTTGAAAATGATTCAAGCAATTGATGAATCTCTTTCATCAGAAGGTCAATTGATTGAAAGTAGTAATCCTTTCTATCAAACCTTGAATGAGATTGTATTAAACATTACAAGAATCAATACCAATATTGCAAATATCCTTAAGAACAATAACGTACAGTTCTATGTGGAGATTACTGGATACATGTCTAAGTATATTCAAGATAGACTTAAAGGAAACCTTGGTATTGCATTAAAACAAACTTTCTCTGCAGATCAGTTAGAGAAAGAAGTTGATGACTTATATAATAAAGTTGTTCAACAAACTCTTACAGATGCTGATGTGGATGCATTAGTACAGAAAGGTATTCCCGCGGATGTTTTAAAAGGGTTTTTAAAAGAATACAAAGACTTAGTAGTTGATGAGGATAAGATCCGAGCAGCTCTTACAGGAGGTGCACAGGATGTTACCTGGTTCAATAGATGGTTGGAAAGCTATAGTTCAAGTAATGATGTTATAGTAGGACCATTAGCAATGTTTATTCAGAATGAGAGAACTCAAGTTCAAAACGTTGTTTGGGAGCAGTCTATGAAGTTTAGAAAAAAACTAGAAGAACTTCTACCTAAAGTAGGATTCAGCAAACTTAACTCTATTCAGTTAAGAGAAAAGCTTGGGTTCAAAGATAAGATAATGTATTTTGATAAAGAAACAGGTAAACCTATTGAGAAAGAAGTTTATGCTTATCTTGATAAATACAAAGACTACAGATACCATTATGATTTATTAGAGTGGAACATTGAAGAAGCAAAGAAAACTGAAGATCAAACAAAACTTGCTGATGCAGTTATGGAGTTTGAACAGTTTAAAAGAGACTTCATGTGGCAAGAATATGTGCCAGAATTCTATGAGAAAGATGATATCTTTAAAAAGTCTGAGGTAGGTAAATTAGCATACTTTGTTAGAAAGCAAAAGCTACAAGCTTACAACAACTTACTAAACAGTATGGAGAATGAGTATGAGAGATTTGAAAAATACTCTACTATTCAAGCTGCATTCAGAGAGTTTCAACAATTATATTCTCTTACTTATGAAGATGGTACTTCTAAAGTAGATGATCCGGAGAATGGAATCTATGACTTAAGCATTGCTGAAGTTTTACAAGAACACAGAGCCGCTACAAAAGGTTTCTATGAGTGGAGACCTATTGAAGGATTACTACAAAGTGCATACAATGAGTTTGCAGATTTATTAGAAACTAAAGGAATCTCCCCTGGTTCAGCAGACTTTAAAGCTGAGTTAGAAAAATGGAGAAGACAGAATCTAAGAATGGAATACGATCCTAAGTACTGGGAAAGTAGAAATGCATTGATAACAGAACTTAGAGAACTGCAAACTAGAATGAATGAAGCTACCAAATCTAAATTTGATGTAGCTGAAGCATTTAAAACTATTAATGATCTAATCTACAGTTACAGGGATGAGCAAGGAGAACCTGATAGTGGTGCTATGGGTAAAACAAGACTTGAGAGAATCAGAGACTTGGAACAATCTATTGCAGATTTCAAATTCAGATTTGATTCTTCCACAGGTCTCTCTAAAGAAGACTCTGAAGAGTTGAGAGAACTGTCAGAAAAAGCTAGAAAAGGATTACTACAAGCAGGGTCTGCAGAATCTAAAAGATATATGTATCTATTAGACTTGTTAAATGACCAGGGAATAAGTCCTGAAGATGCCGCTAGAATCCAAGATATCTTCTCAGAGTTATCTGACTTATCAGTAAACATACCTACTACATATTACTTAGAGACATTAAACTATAATTTATCTAAGCAAAATATTAAAGAGTTGGAGATTGATGAGATTGATGACTTTATTAATACTGAAGAGTTTGAAGAAATTCTAGATGCAGATGATGCATTTAAGAGTTGGTTTGAAACTAATCACTATGTTGTACAACAGTATGATAAACCATCTAGAGCTTACATTGCTAGATATAAAAGAACAAAAGCCAATACTGTGTCTGTACCTAAAGATGAAAGTAACATCAAGTTTACTAGAATCTTAGACAGAAACGGAGACGAGGTTGTTCTTATGGGTACACCAAATGCAAGACACTCTAGATATCAGGTTAAAGATGAGTATAGAACTATTCCTTTTGGAGCAGACAAGTCAGAGTATATAGGTAAGTACATTGATAATAAGAATCAATGGTTACCTAGACTTTATGAACCAAATTCAAAATACAGTGCTCTTGATAACAGATTCATGAATGAGAAGTACTTTCAAATGCAAGCTGCTAACAGTAATGAATTTAAGTTACTTGAAGCAATTAAGGAATACCATTTAGATAATCAGAAAGGTCAGAGTAGTTATAGTAAGTTGTATCTTGACATGCCTAGATATGCTCTTAAAAAAGGAGACATCTACCAAGCTATTCAAAAAGGTGCTTACGGTCAGAGGTTCTCTGAATTAGGGGCAAATGTAAAGGAGTGGTACAAACAAGCATTAGGTAAATCTGTAATGGATGCTGAGAATGACTTGAACTACAATCCTGAAAACAACTTAGTAAACACGGATCTTGATGGAAATCAAATATCATACGTTCCTGTATCTGGTATCTATAACTTAGATATTGAAGTACAAGATGCTGATATCTTCCAAGGTTTATTTAGATATGCGTTGTCTGTACAAACACAAGGAAAACTTTTAGAAAGCTTACCTCTTGTGCAAAGTATCTTGGACACTTTAGAGGATCCTGATAATGCTCCTAAAGAATTAGAGAAGTTTGATAAGAACATCTACAGTTTGAAAGGGGCCCTAACAAATGCAAAGAAAAAGTTTGCTACTAACAATAGACTTGGTCAAGTAAAATCTCTTATTGAAAGAGAGTACTATGGTAAGATGGTTGAAGGTATTGAGGAAACTCACCCTGGTTTTGGTAAATGGATAAATCAACTTCAAGGTTTATCTGCTATGGGTTCATTAGCTGTTAATATTCCTTCAGATTTGAAAAACAAGTATGGTGGTTACGTCCAGTTAATTATTGAAGGTGCAGGTGCTGAGTTTATCAATCTTAAAGATATTGCATTAGCAAGACCTTGGGCAGAAAAAGCTATGTTAGAATGGTCAACAAAAGGTATCTATCAAACAGGACCTGGAGCTATATCTACACAGTTGATTCAGATCTTTGATCCTAACTTTAAATCTAAAGATCAATTCGGTAGAGAGGTTGAGAGATCATTAGTAAAAGATCTAGTCAACATGGAGTGGATGTACATGCACAGAAAATTTGGTGAGATGCAAGTTGCAGTCTCATTGTTTGGTGCATTCATGTATGGTCAGAAAGTAGATCAGATTCTTGGTGATGGTACAAAGAAAGCATTAAGATACATTGAAGCTTGGGAGAAAGATGAAGATGGAATTATCAGACTTAAAAAAGGAGTACACCCAGGATGGAATAATCTTGCAGTTTATCATGAGTATGTTAAAGGTGAGACTTTAGCAGAAATAGCTAAGAAGTATTACATAAGTGTTGATGAACTTAAAGCTAAGAACAGGATTAAATCTGAAGTGCAGCTTGAAGATGGTCAAGAGCTTATTATTGCTAAGTCAGAGTTATTCATGGGACTTAAGAATAGAATCCAGGGAACTTCTAGAAAGTTATTTGGTGCATATGATGAGATGGGACAACCTGAAGGTAATAAGTTATTACTCTACAGAATGTTCTTCTTCATGAGAAAATGGTTTACACCAATGTTGATGAATAGATTTGGTTTTGATTCTAAAACTATTTCATGGACCGGTGGTGGTGACAGATATGATTGGGCTACAACTTCTTATGGTAAAGGTTTTTACATAACTGCATTTCAAACCATGCTTAAAACTATGAAGTCTGGTTTTAAAAACTACAGTTATTTAACAGACCAGGAAAAAGGTGCTGTAAGAAAAATGGCCGGTGAAGGATTCTTTGCTATTGGTCTTGCTCTATTATCATTAATGTTGTTTGGATTTGATCCAGAAGATGATGAGAAATGGAAAAAACTAAGAGCTAAGTCTGGTGCAATCAATGAAGATAGTTTCAATACATACGGATTCTTAGCTAATCACATGTTGTTATTAGCAATGGGGGTACAAGCAGAGTCTAGTGCATTTGTTCCACTACCTAATGTAAAAGGAATTAACTTTGGTTCAGATGACTACGTTAAGATGATTACACAAACAACAACATCGTGGTATAACACAGTTGTACTTTATATTGATATATTTGGAGACGTGTTAGACTTTGTAACATTTTCAGAAATGGATAGATATAAAAGAGATACTGGACCTTATTCTTGGAAACAAGAAGGGGAACTAAAGATTTGGAGTAAATTAGGTAAGATATTTGGTTTATCCGGAGGTACTGGGGATCCAGTTACACAATTTGAAAATATGGTTAAAAACAGTTCTAAAAGAGGAAGTTAAAAATGGCAAAAACAACAACAGGATCAGCAAAAACGTATGATAAAGTAAAGGTATCACGTCCTGGGATACATTCAAAAACTAAGTCATCAAAACTTAAAAGCTCCAAGAATTATAAAAAGAAGTATAATTCTCAAGGAAGGTAACAAGGAAAAAAAAAGGGGGACCATTACAGTCCCCCTAATTCTATGTCAAGTAATTGACAAAATAATCTTTTTGTTTCAGCTTCTACAGCTTCTTTTGGCCATCTTTCCATAGTGTCTCCATAGTGAGATGTATCAAAACCAATAACCCACCAATCTTTTGGTGCTCTTATACCATCTCCAAAATCATTATATGTAATTCCACCATGTACATCTATGGCATATAACATAGTATCCCAATCCATTTTGTATGCAGGATGTGTAGGAGGAATAGCAACATAACCATTACCCCAACCTTTTTCCATAAATGTAAGATCAAGAAGTGTTCCAGTAGGAAGAGTTATCTTCTTATTGGTTTTCCATTCAGTTATGTACCAAATCATAGTTAATCTTCTTCTTCTTCACAACAATCACAATCTTCCGTGATTTCTGCATCTTCTACACCATATTCTTGATCATACCAATCTCTAGCCTCAGCTTTTGTTGGTCTTTCATAACATCCACAGTACATAGATTCTGCACCAGAGAGATAAGCTTCAATAATAAGCTTTTTAATCATTGCTTTGTTCATCTTCTTCTATTTCTACCAGTTTGTATTTAGATAAATCAATACCTTGTCTTGTCAGAGCTGTGATGTTTGCTAATGCAGTACCATCACCTTTTGCTAATTGCTCCCCTATGATATGAATAGCTTGCATAAATGTAGGTGCCATAATTGGATCATTATCCCACATTTGTCTTTTTCTTTTATCATTCAGTTGGGTCATAGCATTAAGAGCTTCCCTAGTTTTTATTTTTACTTTTCCTTGGTCATAAATTGTACCTTGTAATTCAAGAGTACAATTCTGTACAACCTGCATTGCAGATAATAAAGTAATATACGTAATTAACTCTTGAGATATTTCTGTATTATCTTCCATCATATTTCATTAAAAAAGAAAATCTGGAATAATCTACCAGTTTCTCTACTGTGACCAAAGTAATCATTACCTGAATGGATTAATCCTCCGTCAAATATAACTAGTCTATTAAATACATTACCTACAGTATCCTGTCTCTCAAATGGAGTAGGATCTAGAAATGTATGCTTAGAAAATGCATTACCATTCTCACCTACAGTCCAATCAATTTGCTCATTATGATACACTTTAGATTGTTTGTTTCTATAGAAGCTAGTACCTGATTGAGGAGGAGCATCTGGGGTCAAAAATATTACACCTGCCCATTTCTGTGCATCACAGTGAAATACTTGAGGTACACCACCAATACAAGATTGGAATCTACCATTAATCCCTACATTATACCAACCAAAACCGTCTTCAGTTAAATCAGCTATTTTAACTTGCATGATTTCTTCAAACTTTTCCTTAAGACCTTCAAATAAGAATTGATCACGGGTTCTTTCACCAACAGCACCTTCTCCAGGAAAGTATGTTTGAGCTAATGCATGCTCTCTTACTGCCATAGGATCTTCATAGAAGTCATCTACTACAAAGAATCTTTTATTTTGATTTGGGTTTATACTAAACATCAGTCTTCTTTAATAAATTTTGTCAAGTCTGGTTTAAAGTACTCAGGTCCTTTTAAAATTTTACCATCGTCTCTAAGAACAGGTTTACCATCTTCTCCTAACTTGCTCATGTTACTTGCTTGAATCTCATCAAACACATCTTGTATGATATGTTGCATACCATGTTTTAGAATTGTCCCACAAAGAATATATAGTTGGTCTCCCAATGCATCAGCAATCTCTACTAATGAATTAGCTTCACATCCCTCAAGATACTCATAGTTTTCTTCAGCCATTAACTTATATCTAAGATCATAGTCATCTTTACTAATAGGTCTTGGATATTTACCGTTCTCTTGTCCAAATGCATTATGGAACTTTTCTACTGCTTCTAGTTGTTTTTTCATGTTACAAAGTTAAAAAAAGGGGCAGTTTCCACCACCCCTTAATTGATAAATTATTCATTACTAAAAGAAGTCCGGGATGCTATCCGGGTCTTCATTAGTTTCTTCATTGAAGTCTAAATCAAAATTATCTGCTGCTGCAAATTCATCTTCAGTGACTTCTTTAATAGTTTCTTTTTCAATTTCTTTTTCTGTTTCAGTATCATGTCCTGCACAAGGAGCAATTGAAGTTGTCTCAAATGTATTACCCATTGGATCAGTGTAAATAATGGTTTCATCACATACCTTGTCTTCCTGTTCTTCCTTGAATTCATACTCCTGTACTTCTTCATCAATTACTTCATCTATCGTAATATTACGATCAATGACTTCTTCTTCATCATTTGCAGCATATCTGATATCTTCATCTATGATATCAGCTTCCATATCAGCAATCTGATCTAACAAGTTTGTTTGATTAGGATCTGAATAGACAACCGGTACAACTACCTCTTCTACTACAGGAACAACAACAACTGCTGGAGCCTGTGCAAAGTTATTAATACTAGAAATAAAGTAGTGTAATATTCTTTGATCCTCCATCCATGTTTTAGGATGTGATGTCTGAAGAGCTATAGTTATGTAGTTGTAAAAGGCCCATAAACTATCTGTATTAGTAAATACATGATAAGGTTTCTTCATTTGATCTCTAACCATACTAGCTTGCTCAGTTGTTAGAATTTCATACTCTGCAAATAGTACACCCAATAGCTGTGATTGTTTTCTCTTATTTAGGGAGATTGTTTCCATGGAAGCTTTGTCACTACATAATTGATTGTAGTACATGTGTGCATTAGAAATGTAAGAATCTATTGTCTCTTGTGTTTCTGTATCTGCAGTTCCTGTATGTTTTCTAACCCAGCTACCAATATCTCCAGAAATCATAACTGAACCAGTGTTATTTACATAAGCACCAATTACACATTTAAACTTTACTTGTTTATTATAACTGTTTGTCCATGCAAACATCATAGCTAAATCAGGATCATTATTATAGTTTAGTTTATAAATCCCTTGAGCAATTTGTCCATCAGCAGTACATCTGTACTCCTCATCTAATACTATAAACCCTGCAGAAGACAGGGCTTGGTGTGCATAATCAATAATAAATTCATGACTAATTACAGTGTAACTAGCTCCATGTTGTGGCAAATCAATAGATAATAAATTTGCTTTTGTTGTGTGTTGAATTTTCTTTGGCATAATTAAAATAAACTTAATTGGTTTGAAAATGGTTCTAGAGAATTTATTTCTTTTCTTATCTTCTCTAGATAGTAATCATAGTTAATATCATATTCTTCAAATGGTTTTTCTACATAGTCAATCATTAGACTCTGCATCCATTTCCCAGCTTCTACCTGGATTTCTCTACGATCTGAGTTATTCTTTTTAATAACTTTAGACCCTGTTTTAGAGATATAATATCTTATTGTGTGTTGTAAAGATTGTTCTTCATAGAGACCATTTGTCACTTTACGTTCAACAAACTTCCAATCTCCTTTAATTTTTACTCCACCACAAAAATCAAAAATGTTTAGATTTTCTTTTATAAATATTTCAGGTTTAACACCTTCTACAAAATATGCATGCAATGCTTTAGGTATTACTAGAAAACTTTTATTCTTATGAAGAGCAAGATCTTTATACTCAAATCTACCTTTACATTTAGATTTACCAGCTTCATTTACTGCAATATAATTGTTGACATCACCCAGAACAATCTTAGAATACTTATCATGTTCTAATAAAAGATTAGTCATCTTTTCCCATCTTGCACAAATCTCCATATACTGTGCTTCATATTCTCTAGGAATCATAGTCTCAAGACCATCTGTATTCTGCATCAGTGGAACTGCACCTGGAATCTCTTCACAAATCATCTCATACAGCATGCTAAGACTTAGTTGACCATTTATAGTGATACTCATTGTAAATTGAGGATCATACAGGAAACTATTCTCATCATTACTTAACCCATAGGTTGAGTTTAAGATAATTTTGTATACATAATTTTTAGGATCAGACTTTGGAATCTTTTTTCTTTCTTCAAAGAACCACTCATACAGTTGAGAAAATTCTTGTTTTGGTAAATGTGCTGGTGCCCAATTGTTTCTAATTGCTAAATTAGGATAGAAACTTACAACGTCTGAGCTCATAATAATCATATCATCAGTTGAGTTGTAAACTTTACTAGACCTTGCACCATGAATACCACCAAGACCATAATCAGTCTTTACACCTTTATACTGGACAGAATATTTAAAACCTCCTTTAGTTTCTCCGGGATATAAAACCACTTCTTGAAACTTCTTTAGGAGATTTTGAAACGTAGCTGTCTTAAATTCAATATAAGGTAATATAATATCTTTAAAGACAATCTGATCCCTTTGTGTTCGCATCTGTTTTAGATCATACTTCTTTATACCAGTTTCTTTACTTAAGAAATGTAAAAACAATTCTTTAGATATACGAGGCTCTGAAGCTGAAAACAAATCTATATCATATTCTTCTGTTAATGCTTTCCTAAGATTAATTTGCTCTTTACTTAAGTGCATAATCTTCTTAGTAGACTTAACATCATTAATACAATACTTGATAATTTCAGGAATCTGAGAACTCTCTACTTCAGTAGTGTGATGTATTGGCATGTCCATAATGTTCTTCCAATCCATTGTATACTGAATCCACTTTAATGAACTTCTCTTAGCAGGATTATCCCAATGGTTAAGTTTAAAGACATCAATTTGTCTAATGCTTAAATCTTTAGGACTAAATGTAGCAAACTCCCTATCATTACTTTTCTGGATAGCTTCTTGTGCTTTACCATAAATCCATCTTGCAATTTCTTCACCATCCCCATAACCATAAATTAACTGATCTTCATTACGAAGAATGTGTTCAGTTATTTGACTGTCAAATGCTAATCCATTAAAGGATATATGCCATTCATTTAAATTTTGATTTCTTTTTAGAAAGTGTATTAAGTCCACAATGTCATTTTGAGACTTGTGACATACAAACACTTCTTGGTGTTCAGATTTTACATCTTCAAACACCCCTATGAAACAATTTCTAAGAGTTTCATAATCCATTACCCAATGTGTTCTCATAGGCTAGTTCAGTTAAGCTGTTCCCCCTTTTAGTAAATAAAAAAAGGGTGAGCATATACTCACCCTTCTCAAGTGATAATTAATTTATGCTTTTTTAGCTTCTTTCATAAACTTCTTGTAATCAAAACTATCTGCATTAATTGCAAATCCTTTAATTAATTCTTCTGTTGCTTTTTTATCTTCAACATAGAATTCTTGAAAAACTTCCAATTTATGTCTTTCTTGTTTCATTCCTTTACTTCCTGTAGAAGGTTGACCGTATTCATCTAATTTTGGCAACATGTGTAATGTTGTTTTCTTAATATTAGAGATCACTACAAATACATTACTAGTAGGGTCAAAGATACATTCTACATATGGACAGTCTGTGCTAGTAGGAATCATTCTAAAAGTTTGGCTTTCTTGCCAAGTTGCTTGTACAAGCATCATTGATTTATTCATTTCTTATGGTTTTGACAAATTTAACAATTTTTCATTTATATTATCCAAATCTGCTATTTCAATTACTAAAGTTTCTTTAGCAGTATCTGGTTTGCTGCATAGTTCTCCAACTTTTATCAACATCTCAGGCTCAACATCTAAAAGTTCAGCATAGTTACTAAAATACTTTTCAGGTATCAAATAACTATGTATGTATGCATAATTGCCACTGTATTTATCAAAAAAGCCAAGGATTTTTTGCTTTAATTCTAAACGTATTTTACTATATCTTCCATTAATTAAATGGAACCAATCATCTTCCATGTCGGAAAAATCAAATGTAAATATAGCTTGAGAGTTTACTTTTATATAATCACAAAGTCTATTGTGTTTCAACAAAGTATTTTTCTCAAATAAAACGTACTCTTCATCTGTTCTTATATCATATACACATATCAATTTCATATCCTCAGAGTTATAGTAACCCTCCCAACTGAAATAAGTTTCAACTGGAACAACACTTACACCTCTTTTTATTCCAAGGAGCGGATATAAAAACACCTTGGATTTTTGAAAATACTTCTTATAAACAGAATTTAAAGCCATAATCTTTACAGTTTTACATTACCTAATGCTAACTCATATGGAAGATCATATTTTTTGTTATTATAATGCCAAGCAACTTTGGTTATTACAGTATCAAAATCAGATTTCCATTTAGTTAGTGTTTCTGAAGATACTTGATAAGGATATACTTGATTATACTTGTCAATTACAATAAATGTAATCTGAAAATTATAATCTGCAAATGCTGTGAAATAATGCTTTGCTAATTGTATATAAATAATGGCTTGAATCCAATACCTATAATACTCCACAGAATCCGGAAAATCTTGTATAGACTTACCAAGAGTCTTTAAGTCATTAATAAAGATAGTTTTTGTATTGTGATCTATAACAATATTGTCAAGCATTCCATGAAAGCCAAATGTTTGTTCACTTGGTTCGGCTTTAATAAATAACTCATTGTAAACCTCAATAGTTTTGTCATCTTCATCTTTGTCTAATTGTAACAGTGCTCTTACATCCTGATTAGCTCTAAGAACATCTACAGACATTCTACATGCTGCTAATGTAGGCTCATCAACTACTGTTTTATCTAAACTAGATTTGAGGAATTCAAAATAATCAAGGTTCTCCTGAGTTAAAAGCTTGTCAATTCTTTGTTGATCAGTCTTGAGATTCTGATATAAGTTAACTGTAAGTAATTGTGTGAGTATTTCCTGAGAGTAATCAGACAAATTTAAGGAATTATTTCCTAATGTCAAGTGATATTTGAAAATATTGTCAATAATTTTCTTCTGGCTCTCTGTTGGTAATTTGCCAGGTAATATTAAAAATTGTTTATCAAAGTTGTCCTCCTCCAATAGGAGACAGTGTAAGACACGACCTGATACCAGGTGCGTGTCTGTACTGTCTTCTCTTTGGTTGAGCACATAATGATTGTAAAACATTACAGGAGAAAACAATAGCTTATTGATCCCACTGTAACTAAAATAGAACTTCTTCTTGTAGAAAAGCTCAAGTTCATCAGAACCATTCAAAGTCATTAGTGTCATTTGTTTCTATTTGATTGTTATTTGATTGGGATTCGGAAACTTCTGAAATAGGTTCTGGCTCTAATACATCTGTGTCATCTTCATCTTCTTCAGTTGAGATATCAAAGTTATCTTCAACTGCAAATTCAGACTCTACAGATTCAATTCCATCTACTCCTGGGGCTCCAAGTTCTCCTACTGGATCAGCATGTCCTTGTGGTCCTATCGGTCCCTCTGACCCCTCGTAAGCTGGTAACTCTTCTACTTCAGCAATTTCCTCTACTGTAGGAATATAATCTTTTTGCACCTCATAAGTATAATTAGAATTTAGTTTTGCAATATGATCAGGATGCACAGTTATAGTTTTTACAGTAAAATATTGGCTGTCTCCAGTGCGTTGGATATCATTACTTAAATACTCCATGATAATTTCTAATTTATCTGTAGTAAACTGATCTTTATTAACTAAACTATGAGCAATACCATCAATATCAGTATTAAGATAACTTTTATCTTTACCTAAATAACTAATTAAAGATTTAAAATTAACATGATTCTTAGTATGTCTATCATATATCTTATGAGAGTATTTATAGAATAAAAGTTCTAAATAAATCAAACTTTCTACATACTTAGAGTTGGCCATGATTTCCATAGCCAGAACATGATTATCTGTATCTGAACTCTCAAACATATCTGAAAGATGTTCAAACATACTTTTATCAATCTCAGCAGCATCTTCACCATTCAATACATTGATTACACTTGATTCATCAAGAATTTCTTTACCTTGAATTGAATTAAATAAATCAACATACTCATCTTTAATCATAGATAATCTTTCACTGTATCTACTAGAATTTGTTGCAGGGATTGTGTTTACAATCCAATCAAATAGATTATAATCTACTGCAATAAACTCTTGATTATAAAACTCTAATGCAGTTTCTATTTTATCAAGATCGTGATTATCTATATCAGACTCGTAATGTTTAATAAAATCTTTGAACTCCTGAGTATTACATTTGTATGCCCAATGAGATGTAGTAAGATCACTTATACTTTTCTTAGAAGCAAATATAACAGTTGCTTGTTCTACATCTCGTATAGTTTTAATGCCATGTTCTACACATACATTTTTAAATTTTACTCTAGGTACATTTACACCGGGTAAAAAATAGATTTTATCTCCTTTATTAGGGGTATACGGTGTTTTAATCAAGTTAAATGAATCAATAACTTCCGTATCAAAACCTCCTGTTAGGATATTAATGTCAAATGTTGCATCTGGAAGACGATTATAGTTTTCACTGTGTCTTGGAATATCTGATGTTATTTTTATAATATTCATGTTCAAAATATTAAAAAGGGAGAGTATTACCTCTCCCTATGTTTGTATTTAATTAAAATAATGGGTTTTTAAAGTGGAAACCTTCTACGTTAGATTTACTTTACAGCCATCTTCACCACGTTCTGATTCATCATCAATTGTGAGAACTTAATTTTATTACCGTTAACTATCTCCTTCACCATGTAATATCTTAAATCATCTGTGAATGCTTTACAGTCTGTAGTTAATTTAGCAATTCTATCAATAATAGGTTTACCAATGCTTGTTTTATCTGCTAAAGCAAGAGAATAATTAATAATTCTGGTTGCAATTACACTAGATATATCAGCACGGAAATCCCCTTCCTCCCCTACTGCAGAAGTTAAAGACCCTAATACATATGTTTCATCTTTAGTTAAGATATCTGCAGGACTAATAATTCTATCCAACTTGTTATTAATAAACATAGTAAACATAGAACTAAAGTCAACACCAACAGAACCCTCACCAATCATCTGAATTAGAGGTAAATCACTTTCAAACTTAGGAATAGAACTGATAGCATTAAAGAACGTAGTGATAGCTCTTGGATTAATTCTTTGAGTTACCAATTCCGGGTGCATCAACATGAAGTTAATACATCTACCATCAATGTTTGCACTCTCTGCCCACTTAGCCCATACTTCAGAATCATACTTTAACTCAACAGAGATAAATCTAGTCTTCTGAGCTACATCTAGACTTGTGACATTATAATCACCGTTGTCTGGATTAGTAGTTAAGATAACATGCCAGTTCTTAGGTAACTTCCAAGAAACATATTCTTGTCTATCTAATATTTCCATAGTTGCTTGCATGAATCTTTGATCAGCACGAGTATAATCATCTAAGATTAAGAATCCACCTTCTCCTTTACCCTGAATCCATTCAGGAGCAGCATGTGACATTCTTTTATCTACAACTTTATAACCTTTTGCACTTGCTGCAGATATCTGAGACTCATTAATCCATGTAGTCTTACCTTCAGCATTTTGAATTTGAAATTCTTTCACAGGAAAACCTACTAAATCACCTAATTCTTCTAACTGAGATAAATTAAGTTTTACTACTTGCATGTTCATTTCTTTACCCAACTGCATAATAGCAGAAGTTTTACCTAAACCAGCATCACCTTCTATATTAATTGCCACAGGAACTTTTCCTTCAGACTGAATGTGTTGGTTATTTCCAACCATGTGTTTAATAAAACTTTTTAATTCATCTACGTTTAATTGAACTTGACTCATAACTTTAATTTTTATAATTCTAACTTAATTACCTTTCCTGGAAGGCTATCATTCATACTTGATCTTTCTGACAAAACCCATAGGACATTACCTCTAGGTTTTACATCTGCATTACATTCTCCATCAGTAAAATATACTAGACTAGTATATTTACCTAAATTCTCATTAAAATACTCTAAGACAGGATCAAATTCTGTTCCTCCTCTTCCTTGTACACTTAGTTCGTGTTTACCTTTGTAAGGTTCAACAGACCTGATTCTTGTATCACACTGAATAATAGTAATATCTACACCACATTTAAAAATATGATGCATTTCTACCATAAACTCTTTTAATTCAGAATCACTTACAGAACCTGAAGTATCAATGGCCAACAACATATGTTGTCTCATTTTTACTTTTAATCCTGGATTAGCTTCAAATCTTCGGTTTTCTTTACGTCTAATCTTTTTAGTAAAGACTTTAGTACTGATTCCTGTGAATCTTCTAATGTATCCACGCCAATCAAACTTAGGTGGTACTATTTCCTCTATTACAATAACTCCTTCAATTTCACCAGGTACAGTCCCTCTTTTCTTAACAGTCTGTTCCTTGGCATCAGATAGAACTTTTTGTAATTGTTTATCAATTAACTTTTGTTCAGCTTCACTAAGATCTTCAAAGTCATCCCAAGTAGCATGGTCAGGCAAACCATCACCGTCACCAGAATCCATTTGATCACAAAGATCATCAAAGCTTGGAGAGCCACTTGTACCAGTCTGGTCTTTCTTATCTTTTGCTTCTTTAAGTTTATCATAATAGTATCTAGCACCTGCTTTTCTATCTAAATTAAGTTCAGCATAATCATCAATCATGATACCTCTTGCAGGAAGTTTCTTACTAATAGCAAGAAGATCTTCAACAGATGCACCATTCTCTTTAGCTGTTTCTAATTCAGCTTTAACAGATTCTTTAAGTTGTTTAAATTGGTCTGAAGATAATTCTCCACCTGGAAGCCAGGAAGCATCAATATACTGATTGATTTCCATATCCATAGCCACATTTGCTAACTTTCTATCACTGAACTTAAATACAGTAGTAAGATGTCCAAATGCAATATGTAATAATTCATGCTTGAGTAAACCTAACCTTTCTAATTCAGTTAAACTTGTCCAGAACTCTTCATTTATCACTAACTGATAATTGATTCCATTCTTACTAACACCTGCAGTAGGTACTCTTTTATTCCAAAGCTTATTCAACATAATAAGAAAGAACCCGTAATAGGGCTCTTTCAACATTAAATCTTTGGCTGTTTTACTAAGACTCTGTTGTTTGTCCATCATCTTTTAGTTTTACATTAATTTCAAATTTGTCAGCGGGGTAACCCATCTGACCTAGGAAGCCAATCATATTTACAGTAAAGTACTCCATAAAAAGTTCAACTGCTTGATGACTTGCTTTACTACTTATCATTGCTGATAAACAAGACCCAGTGCTTAACTCAGCACCATCTTCTTTAGTATAAGGATGTAAAGCTGTTCTAAGTGCTACAGAACAATTATTACAGTTATCATCCCATGCTTTAATAGGTTGTTTACCAAACTTATATAATACAATTAGTTCCCCTAAATATTTTTGTATTTCAACTCCTTTAAGAGCTTCAAATGCTATGATAGCATTTTCAGTATCTGTAGAACGTAGCATGTTCAACAAATTCTTCGTTTCTTCTTTGTCAAAAATCATATTAGTCTTCAATTTTAAGTGTTTTAATCATCCATTCTGTGGGTGTATTAATATTATCCACCCACTCTTTTGCACTTGGAATATAGCCATTGCAATCTTCTTTGACATGTTGTTCCCCAACATATCTTATATACACTCTTTTTCCTACAGAATTAACAAAGTAAGTACCAAAATGTACTTCACATTCAAATATACCTTCACTGTGGTGACGGAACATTCTATGTTTACTATGTCCTATCCAGGCTTTTGTAGCATCAAACCATTCATGAATATGCATATATTCTGATGGTTCTCCTCCCCATTTACGGGCACTGCTTTTACTATGTTCATATGGATGTGACATGTTACAGATTTTTAAATTTTTCTGTTAATTGCTCTAACTCAAGCTTTATCTCGGCATATTCTTTTTGCATAAGATCTTTAATACCTGCAACATCATTTAAGTAAATTTCTCCAGGTCTTCTAAATCTTTCTTCACCACTAAAATAATCTACAGTTATTTTTGTCATGGTTCCTGATAGTGCTTCATTAAGTTTAAGAGATCTAGTACGAAGCTTTTCAATCATGTCTTTTATATGGTTAGCTTCATTAAAGTGTTTTTCTTCCATTAGTTTAAAGCTTCATCAATTAAACTCCCTTCATGTGTATACTCTTCTGTATTAGTAATATAAATTGTGTTATCAATTTTATATTTACCAGAAGGAACCATAATACACAGTACACCATAACCTCCATCATTATTCCACCAATCCTCAATATCATTAAGAATTCTATCATTAGCAAAGTCTTCAATATCAGAATAGATTCCGCTATCTAGATCTTTTAAATTTGGGGCTGCCTCATGTCCATAAGTAGATAATAGTGAAATATACTCAAATGCAGCTTCTTCATCTTTACTTAAAGTTTGAGTAGTATAATTAATATCTTCAATACAACCACTGTCTCCACCACCTGCGTAGTGTACTCTAATTCCGGTCACACCACGGTCAGCCAACTGTAAAAGAAGGCCTGTCATATCATTTTCTGTCATAACTATTTTGTTTTGTAAAACCTGCCAAGAATGTTGGCATTCAAATATTCTTCTTTTTCAAGCACCTCATATTTAAACTGATGCTTTACTTCTTGATAAGTCAATTCCATTGCTGAGTAGCAAATCATTAGAATTTCCCTTTTAATTACAACACCTGCTTTGTGAGCTTCTTTAAGAGTCTTGTTACTACTATAGTATCTCATAAAGTCAGGTTTAAGCTCCCGGGTATATTTCTTTAACCTTTTGTCTGTAGACATAGCCAAAGCTTTCTTACCCATAGGTTTCTTTATATTAGCAAAGAAGTTCTTCTTACCAATATATGCAACAGACTTGCCATCTATAATAGCAGTCATATTGTAGATAAATCCAACAGCACCTTCTGGGATACACAATTCATCAAACTCTTTTCCTTTATATATCCAACTCATAATGCTTGTTTTAATAATGGAAACAATACATCTCTCACAGCTTCAACACCATGATCTCTTACAGAATCAGAAAGATCTTTAGACATTTCAAGTACTACAAAATTAAAACCATACTTTTCTTTGTATCTCTGAGCAGATTTAAGACCAGGATCATCATTATCAAACAGTACAAGTATCTTTTGATACTTACTTAGAAGAGGTTGCATGAAGTTTTCCGGAATAACACTGTTCTCACTGTCTGGAGCAATACTTTCAATACCATTTATTCCTAACTTCTTAAAACACATTAAGTCTTTTAAAGAAGAAGTAATAATCAAATATTTAGATTTAAACTCAAGTTGATCAGAACCCTGGATGTAATCTTTTACTTTAATAAACTTGTTATCTTTTACTTTTGGTGTATATATTTTATACAAACTACCATCTTCCCTAAAGAAGCCATAAATAAAATTACCTTTTATATTAACAGTATCAAGAATTTGACCATCGTCTTCCTTAACCATGTTATAAAACTCTAAAGGATGCACATTATAATGCTCTAATATACTAGAACTTAATTTAAAACCTTTCCAATATGATTGATCTAAAGTGTTCCAGTGTCTGATTTCATAATCTGAGACAGTGTATTTACTTTGTGGAACATAATCTAGTGGAACGTATGTGTTATTAGAAATGTATGCATCATAATCAGCCATGATTTTAAAAGAAGCTTTACCTCTTCCATCTAGATTATACAAATGCATAACTAGATTTAAACCATCACCACCAAATCCAGATGAGAAATCTTTGAACTTATAAAATCCTTTGTTATCTGTGTATATACACATAGAAGGAACTTTATCAGTAGGATTGAATGCAGATTTTATTTTTAAACTTTGACCACAAAGTCTTTCAGTGAGGTTTAAATAATACTCAAATACCCATTCTCTAGGTACTTCATTTAAATCAGAAATTATTGTTTGTGTAGAAATCATATACCAAAATTTAAAAATTAGGGGGAATCACTGACTCCCCCTAACTATATTAGTCTAGAGAGAAATCAGTAGAAGGTTTGTTTGGCATGTTTAAATCATCATCTCCAAAACTTTCAACATTGTTTACTTCAAGTTTTTTCAAATGTTTAGATTCATCATATCTAATAACTTTACCTTCTTCAACTTCACCAAATGCATACTTTCCACTTTCTGCTTTTGGTAACCACATATCGTAATTGGTATAACCAGTTCTACCAACATACTCTTTACCTGCAACACAGAATTCAAGATATCTATCTTTAATTGGTGCAGTTTTATTAAATTCTTCAACAAAAGCTTCAATAGTATCATGCTTGTTATGTTGTGCTGACATCCAATCATTGATTCCCATTGTTTTACAAAGATTCTGTAAGAACATTAAAATTGATCTATCTCTTTGTATTTTGATACCAGTTTTGGTCTCACCATCTGCAAATGCATACTGGCTTGCTTTAACTCTACCAATTTGACCTTTGAAGTGACCTCTGTCAGGATTGTCTTTATCTAAAGCAAATCCTTCAAAACCTTCAATAGGTTCGGTTTCAACATGCAATATCAAATGAAATGCATTGTCAATAAATTTAAACTGTTCTAATTCAACATTGTTGATTTTCAACACTTTGTTTCCTGGACTAATTGTCTTTGGTAAACCGGATCCACCGTTACCTAAATCATCTGTACTTAACGCCATTTTATTTTACTTTTTAATTATTACACATAAATTTTATCCCAGTGAAACTCTAGTTCACCTTTTTCATTCATCTCAGAAACTACTATTTCTTCATTTCTTAAGTGCTCTGGTCTTGCACCACAAGTCACTTCTTCACTAGTTTTAAATGATAGAACAGTCTTATTACCTTTTCTAAACATATAACCAATTGCATCTGCATTTGCACAGATCAAAGATTTGATTTTACCTGTCAAATCAATATTGGCAGCTAATACCATTTCACCTTTATCATCTACCTGTTTGTCCTTAATGTGACCAGATAAAATAATGTGGGGAGCTAAAGTATCAATAAAATCTAAAACTTGAAAGAAAGCTTGTCTCAAATATAAATAACCTGCACCGTTAGGTAATGACAAGACATTGTCTCCATCATAATTCTTACCCATACTAGTTTGTTTATACAATTTGATTGCAAGAGGCATAACCATATCTTCTAATGCAGTCACAGTATCTACTGTTACATACTTGTATGGTTTACCAGCTTCTTTGATAGCTTTACCTGCTTCTAATAACTCCTGAAGAGAAGTAACTTTAATCTTCAGAGCTTCTACATAATCAGCACCATTTTCTAAATCTATGATAAGATTATCATCTAATCCTGCAAATGCACTGGTCTTACCAGTCTTTGGTTTAGAATAAATAATCAGTCTCTTAGGATTAGTTCTTTCTGCTTTAACTTTTTTAGTTGGAAGTACAATACTCATAACCTTTTTGCTAATTTTTGAAATTCTACACTTATTCTCATTAAAATATCAGAAACGGATTCATCTCCATCATTCAAAGAAACTTCCTCTACTTTAGGAGAGTATTCTTTTTCAAAATCGGGAAACAAACTTAATGATTTTTGTAATTCTGGCAAATCATTTTTAGCATCTTCTTTTCTCTTATCATAAAGAGAATGACTAATCTCTTGACCACTAGATAATACAACCATCATCTCATTAACAGGAATAAGATATTTTCTATCTGGTTTTCCTTCACTGTCTACTCCTTCAATCACATCATACTCCTCTTGAAAATAAGGATTGAATTTGAGTTTAAAGAGTGCTCTGTCTTCATTCATTGGTACGATATCAATAGTTCTACCATTACCATCATAGGCATTGTCATAAAACTCAATGTAGATATCTTCACCTTTCTTCAATTCCCACTCAAAAAACTGACATTGTCTTCCAAACTTTCCTTTCTTGAAGAATGCAGTTTTAATTGTGAAAAAAGGATCAGCAATACCAATTGCTTTGAAAGCATCCATATGTTGCATATAGAACTCTCTTTCTTTTTCTTTTCTTAAATTACTACTCATATTTATTAATTTACTTGGATTTTTTGTGCTACAGCTCTAGCAGGGGTATTCATTTCTATAATCCTCATAGTTACCCTATCAAGTTTAAAGAAACTTATTCTTGTTGTGCCATTCCTGGACTTCAAAAAATGAAACACTAATGTATCCGGGTCTTCAATCAGAAACTTCTCAGGACCATATTGTTTAATTTTTCTTATAGAGGGTTTATTAATACCCATTACTACATCTGCATGCTGTAACAAAGCATCAGAACCATAGATATCAGAATCTAATACATAATTACCGTAATTACCTTCTACTTGTCTTTTAACATCATCAATGTTTCTATTTAACTGACTTAGGACAATAAATGCAACTGGATATTTCTTCTTCATTTGAGTCAAGGCCTCACCCAATGCTCCCAGCATTTCAAATTTATCTTTCTGTCCTACATCATTCTTAAATAAAGCTGAATGATCTATTGCAACAAGCATGTTTCTGTAAGAACCATCTTCTCTTCTGTGTCTTTCCAATTCATGATGGATAGTAGCACACATTTCATTGACAGTACATACATCATAGACAACATTAACAACATCCGTCTGTGCACTTTCATGATAAAAATCAACGCACTTCTGAAATATTCTTTTGTCAACTAATTTACCGTCCTTACTCATTAATGTATTGTAATCAGCACCTGTTTTCAGACCAAACTTTCTTATTGCACTTGTTTCATCAACCATTTCCATTTGGAATTTAAGAACACGGAAGTCTTGAGCTTTATTTAGATCAATGATATCAGATATCAGTTGTTCCATAAAAAGAGTCTTTCCAGTTCCTGGTCGAGCACCAACTACAGTAATAGTTTTCCATTCTAATCCATCACAAAAGGCATCATTAAATTTGGGCCATGCACTAACAAGAGATGGTAACTTACCTTCTCTCCTAGCTTTCATTTTAATGAGACCCTTTTCTAAACTGTCTCTTTCACTGACTGGTAATAAATGACGGGCACCATTAAATAAATTAGCCATAGATTTTTAAAATTTAAATTATACAATTAACTCACCAAAATATACTTGTTCATCGTCAGGATTATCTTTTAAGTATTCACAATAAGTTGCCAAATCAGAATCCCAACTCTTGTCTACATTTTGCTTTCTCAAAAAATATTGAGCAGTTCTCATGTATTCATAGTTTTTAGATTCATATTCACCAACATACTTTTGTGTAGCTTGAAAGATAGTTTCCCAATCGTAATCATAGTTTTCAAAAAACCATCTAAATCCACTTTCTAAGTTCTTAGCAGGTACTCTAGCATATTTTCCAGAAGACAACTTCTTATTAGGAAATATATGAACATATGCCTCTATGTTTTGCATAAAATTATGCCCTAGTAAATCTGTAGAAGTTTTTTTCTTGGATTTTTTGAAATAACCATCAATCTCCGTAGTAAAGATAATACTTTTGTCTGTTAATTCCAAATCTTGTGTAAGCCAATTATCTCTAATCAACCTAGTTACCTCAAGACTAGCTTTAACATAAGTATTTGGAACAATACCCTCTTTTATGCAGTCTAGTATATAAAATGCATTAGGAGTAATTCCATTGTCAGCCAGTTTTTTAAAGATTTCTTTCATATCACCAAGTTATTGTTTGATCATAATTCTCTTTAACTAGAACAGATATTTTTTTAAATATATCATCACAGTCCCATTTAGAGCCATTATAAGCAGCAGAAGCAGGATGTTTAACATAAAACCTATAATTATTATCATTGGTAAGATTAGACCACTCTTCAGCTTTTTTACCCATGTACACATATATCAATCCGTTATTATGATTATTTAAAGTATCTAACAAGTATGCAGTAAACGGTTTCCAGATATCATAATGACCACCTATTTGACCTACTTCAGTTGTAAGAGCTGTATTAAGCATCAAAATACCTTGATTTGACCATCTAGTCAGATCACAATTTCTTTCATATCTGTGAGGATAATCCTCCTCTACTCCATTAAATAAAAATCTTAATGAAGGCTGTTCTGTTAAAGTGTTACCACAACTGAATGCAATACCATCAGCAACACCTAACTGAGGATATGGGTCTTGACCAATCATCACAATTTTAAGTTCATCATACGGACATTCTTCAAATGCTCTAAAGACTTGTTTAAGTGGTGGAGTAAATCTTTTGTCTGATTCACTTAGACTCCGAAGTTTGTTGAGAATATCATCAAACTCAGAACTAAATATAAAAGATTTAAGAATTCTATCCCAACCATTTGGTTTTAATTTCTCAAACATTTTTTGTTTAATTTCTTCTAAATCCATTTTTTTGTTATTTTTGATAAAAATTATAAATATGATAAAGGTTAAAGAGCTTAAAGATGATGTTATTGTAAACATTCAAGTAAACAAAAGCTTCTACTTAATGACTAAAGCTGCTTCATTTGTACTTTTACAAAGTATGAACATTCCTGAAAAAGGAGATGCATACTTTAAAGATATCATGAACAAACAGTACAATGATCTTGATGAACAACAAAGAGCTTTTTATACTTTAGCACTTCTTCTTGCTGAAATAGAAACTCAAGCTACTAAAAATAACTTGTTTACAGAAAAAGAAATTCCTGAACCAGGAGACGAAGGTTATGTTGCACCTAAGCTAGATTAATATTAAA